GCGCCGTCCGGGGCCGCGCAAACCCCCGGGGAGGGGGTTGCTGGGGGGGTGTTTCCGCAGGTCAGAGGCTTGCGGGTGTGTCGGCGTTTGTGCAGGTAAGGGCACATTTTGGGCCGCCAGCTAACTTTCGGGCCGCGTTCGATCAGGTGTTCGATCCGCGGGCCTCGGCGCGGGACTTCGGCGCGTGGCACGCCTTGCATAGGGTGCGCAGGTTGTCAAGTGTGTCTGTGCCGCCGCGTGATCGGGGTTGTATGTGGTCGGCGTGGAGTTCGCCGGTGTCGGGTTGTGCTTGGCGGCCGCATTGTTGGCAGGTCCAGTTGTCGCGGCGGAATGTGGCTTGTTGCAGGCGGTGTGGGACTTTGCGTCCTTGGTGGTTGCCCCAACGGTGTGTGGTGTGTTGGGGGCATGTGCCGGTTGTGGTGAGTGTGGTGCAGCCTGCGTGTCGGCAGACTTTGGGTGCTCGTGGCATCAGATTGGTTGGGTGTCGGTGGTCCAGGTGTCTCGTCCGCCGTGTTGCCATGCGACGCGTCCTGGTGGTCGTGGTTGGTTGTCGTTTCTGGTTGCGATGACTGGTGGTGTGTCTGCGTGGTTTACGAGGCTGGGCCAGGTGTAGGCGATGGTGTGTCCGGCTCGGCGTGCCCATGTGGTGATTGCTTCGTCGATGGGTTTGCCGTTGGGCAGGTTGTTGAGCATGTGTGGTACGAGGTCGGTGTGGATGGCTGTGCCGACTGCGTGGAGTAGGCGCCGGCAGGTGAGCCAGTGGGCTGTGGTGTTGGTGGCTTTGGCGATGCGTTGTTGGTATTCGCGTGGCCGTTCGCGTCCGAGGTAGAGGCTGACTACTGGGCTGGGTGCCGCTGTTAGTGCGGCGTGGAGCTGGTCGCGGAAGTTGTTGCACGGTATCGCATCGTCTTCGAGCACCACGAGCCAGTCGGTGTTGAACTTGGTGAGGTGTTGCCACACTTTGCGGTGGTTGGCTTCGCATCCGAGTGTGCCGTTGTCGATGCTCATGTATGCGGCGCCTACGGTTTCCATGAGTTGGTGGGCTTGTTCGGCGCGTGTGGTGTGGGCGACGATGCCGATGGTGTGGTTCATCGTGGCCTTATGCGTGTGGTTTTCACGGCGACGGTGATGTGTGGTGCGAGTCGTGGTGTGATGCTGCCGTAGTCGTATTCGGGGTCGATGGCGATGGAGCATCTGACCCAGCCTCCGGCTTGGATTTTCTCGACGGTGCCTTCGTGTTCGAGTCCGTCGAAGTCAACCCATACGTCGTCGCCGGGTTTCAGGTTCTGGTCCATGTTTATTTGTGCCTCCACCAGCTCCACGGGTTGCGTTCGTTGGCTTTGAATATGGTGGCGACGCGCGGCCCGTAGACGAGACGGTCTGCGTGTTTGGTGTAGGCAACGTAGTTGAGTGTGGCCATGTCACCGATGATGGTGCCTTTGGTGTCTTCTTTGTGCCAGATGCGTCGTTGTTGGTCTTCGTGGTCGGCGATCATGTCGTGAGTGAATGTCATGACGGTTTCACGGTCACCTCCGACGATCCCCGCGTTCAATAGGGTGTGGTCGGCGTGAGTGTCGATGAATGTTTGCAGGTGGGTGGCTTTGTGGTTGTCGCGCATCCAGTCGATGCCCACAACGGCGGGTTCGTGGCCGACGTATAGTTTCCCGGTTTCCATGTGTTCCCACGGTGCGGTGAGCATTTCGACGTCGGTGCCGTCTACGCACCACACCCATTGGACGTCGGGGTTGGCGCGTAACCATTGGTAGTACAGGTACCAGCGCGCGAAGTATGGGTTATCGACTGGGCTGGTGACTCGCTCGAATGACGCCTTCGGGTGGGTGAGTGGGTTGTCGCACAGCACGACGGGTTCACCTCCGGCGATGGAGGTGATCAGCGTGTCGAGCAGTTTGACGTCGGGCCGCATGCGTGTGTTGCGTTGCGGGTCAGGTTTGTTCGACAGCAGGCAGGTCAGCACCACAAGCCGGTCCGGTTCCACGATGGGGATGTAGTGGCTGCTGGCGTAGTGGTGTTTCCAGTACAACTCGGCATTGCGGGTGGCGACGGCTTTACGTTCTTCGGTGGGGACGGAGCGTTTCACTTCGAGGTGCTCATCCATGGAGTGGATGAGCTTGTGGGAGCCGCACACGTCGCCGTACCGGAATGTGGTGAGGCCGGCGTTGTAGATGCGGTCGGACCAGGAGGGGTGTTCCCATCCCCAGCCGCCGAACTCTGGGTCGAGGCCGCCGACGCGCTCGATGACGCTGCGGTGTACGTAGATCATGCAGCCGCGCGCGCCGGTTAACGCGAAGTGGTGTCCGTCGTCGTAGACCTTCGTGACGTCGTTGATTTTCCGCCCGCTGGCCAGGTCGACGAACTGGTACATCAGGTGCGGCTCGGGCGAGTCGATGTAAGGCTGGTACCAGTTGTCGGCGATCGGGTAGCAGTCGTCGTCGAACAGAAAGATGTGCTCGCAGTTTGAAAGCAGTTCCAGGCACTTGTTTTTGGCTCGGGCGATGCCGGCTCGTTTGGCAAACCGGTACGTGGCACCAGGGAACGGCTGGTCGCTGGCGTCGTCGACGATGACGAGTTTAGCGTTGGGGGTGCGGCGGCGTATGTGGGCGATTGTCTCGTCGGCGATGGTGTGCCGGTTGCGGGTGGTGACTCCGATTCCGATTGGAGTTCCGTTGGTGGTTTCGGGAACGTATCGGGTCCCGTTGATCACGACGTCGGTCATGTGTGGGCTCAGTTCGTCACTCGTACCATTCGCCGCAGTCTGGGCAGTCCGCGTCGCCGCAGTAGCAGATGTTGCGGTCTGTGGTTCGTCCGGTTTTGCGTTCGCGGTGCCGGTTTCGGTGCGGCTGGGCGGCGTTGGATCTGCGCAGCTCCTGGCGGGCGCGGGCTGCGTCATCCATTGGTGCAGTCCATCGTCCAGCCGTTCTTGCGTGTGGTCACGCGGATTGTGGTGTCCTCGTGTTTCGCCCCGGCCATCGCGAGGGTGGCCGTCTTCGCGAGTGCGGCCATGATCGGCAGCATCCAAGGCTCGTTGGGTCCAGCTTTCTGGACCGCTTGAACATCAGGTGGCGTGGTGGTCCACTGGCCGGGATCGGCGTGCATGAGCACTTTCCCGTCAACTTCGATGTGGATCACTGTTCGACCGCTTTCCGCAAGGCTCGTTTGGGAACGATGACGTCGTTGCTTGTTTTGTCGATGGTGATCGACAGCACGGGCGGGGCTGTGGGTGTGGTTCGGATGTTGATGACGCGGTGCCCGGTCGGTGCGTCGGCCGCTTTCTGGCGCAGCTGTTCTGCTTCTTCGCGTGTGAGGATCACATAGTTTTGTGTGATCGCCGCGGCGAGTGCTTCCGCGACCAGTTTCGGGGTATCGAGGTGCGGTAGACCTGATTCTTCAGCGAACTGGCCGGCGAGTTCCGGGGGGACACTGATAGGCCGTAGTCCCGGCAGGAGGATCGGGAAGGGTTTGGTGTTTTCGTCGCCGGGGTGAACCAGGTTGTTCAGCGTGCGGTTAAGGAAGTCCGTGAGGTCTGTGAGGCTGCTCATTTGGGATATTCGCCTGCAAGGCCGTCGCTGATTCTGTCAGCCCACCCTTCGCCACCGATTGTGCCGGCGCCGTCCTGCAAGTTGATACGCCACGACTCAGGATCGATATCGTTCGGGAGTCGGCAAGCCTTGCTGCACGCCGAGAAACGAACCTTGCCGCAAGGGTCGGGACACACCCGCAAATGTTTGGTTGGCACGTCAACTACTCCTGGCTGGGGCGGGGCAACCGGTCAATCAGCTGGTCGAGTATGCGTTCAGCGGCGGCGATGATGTCCGGGTTGCCTGCCTGCCGTGCAAGTTTCAGATTGAAATGCGCGCCTTGGATGCGTTCGGTCAGTGTGCGCGGCGCAGGGAAAGCACTCATCGGTGCCGCCTGGCCTTTACGCGGGTAGCGTGTTCAGCTTTGGCTACATCCAGGACGCGGTAAACGTTGTGCCCGGTGCGGTTTTTCCCGGACGGTGCGAGGGTGCCACGGTTGACCCACACATAGATGGTGCTGGTGGTGACACCGCATAGTGCGGCTGCTTCTGCTGCGGTGACGAGTGTGTCGATACCGTCAGGGGTGAGGACTGCGGTTCCTGCCATCTAAGCTCGGGTCCCTTCCCGGATGTGAGCATGAAAAATGCCCACAAACCCGAAAGCTCTTCCGGGTGCGGGCATAGTTCTTCTACTGGCAGTCATCTTACACGAAAGATCAACTGGCTTGTTGTTGTTCGGACTCGATGAGCGTGTCGAGGCATACGCGGATGAGCCATTTGTAGTTTTTCCCGTCGGGGTCGTCGCGGACGATGTAGGTGCAGTCGGGGTTGCCGCATGCGATGTAGTCGTTGCCGCCCATTCCGATGGTGCGTTCCATGGCGAGTAGTCCGCAGGATGGGCAGGGCACGGGGAGTGTGTATTTGGGTGTTTTGGTGTATCCGAGTATGCGGAGGATTCGGTGGTGCAGGTCGGGTAGTTCTTTGAGGTCGTCGTGGGTGACGAGTTGGGTGAGTTGTTCGCAGCGTGGTTCGAGGTATTTCCAGGCTGCGATGATTCGTGTTTGTTCGTTTCCTTTGGGCGGTGGGGTTTCGTTGCGTTGTTCGGCGAGGTAGTCGTGCCAGCTTGTGAGCATGTCGGCGATGAGTGCTGCGGTGTCGCTGGCCCATTCGGCGGGGTGTCCGTAGGTGTGGGTTTTGGTGTGTCGGAGGGTTTGTTGGCGTGGTGGTGTGGGGAGTTGGGTGTGGAGTTGGAGCCAGTCGATGGTGAGCCTGTAGAGGGTGTGGCGGAGTTTGTTGGGGTCCATGTGTTTGGGTTTGGTGGGTGTTTCCGCATGGGTATCGGTGTCGATCGGCTGGGTCATTTTTTTCAGGCCTCCTGGTTGGGTTCAGCTACTTCGCGGGCGGCTGTTTCAATGCCAGCGGCGAGACCCGACAGGACAGCGATCTGAGCCTGCAAGACTTCCCGCTGGTTCTCGGGGGTTTCAGAGATCCGGGAGAGCGCTTCTTCCCGAACCGCAATCACCATTTTCTGGGCGGTTTCCAAGCCTTTGATGACGCCATCCCGCCACGCACGCATGAGTTCGTCTTGGATCATTTGGCGTGAATTTCTTGCCGCGTCTGCTCGTTCGGGTTGGTCACGACTTCCCCTCCTGGTCGTCAGACATCTGTTCGGCCAGGTCTTCATCCGTCAAGAGCTGGTGAATCTTGCCGTTGACCCACACGAATTCGGGCAGTTCCCCGCCGATGATCAGGTCATAGCCGATGCCGGATTTGCGGACCTCGAAGACGGTGACTCGGTTGACGTTGGTCGCAGAAGCCGAACATGTGACTGGGGTCGTCTTCTTCGTAGACGGTTATCTCTCGCATTTGTTGTCCCCCTCCTGGTTGGGTTCAGACTGCACAACCGACCCGACATCGACGCTCATTTGTGGTGTCCTTTGCAGTCGGTGGAATGCTCTGTGCGGGGCTGGAAACACGCCGGACAAACAGGGCTCTCAGTGAGGAACCGGGCTTGGGAAGCGAGAATCACGGAAAGGCTCAAGGCTGGTCCTCCAGTTTCGGCATAGGCCAAGGGCGGACCGATCGGTCACGAGGGCACAGCTCCGCGTCCTCCAGTGAGGTGTGCGCCCACGCCAATTCCTCGCGGGCGTTCGGGTAGATCCGGCTCATCGGTTCCCCGCAGTCCATGCAGGGGAGGCGAAGGTTGCTCATTGTTGGTCCTTTTCGGCTAGTAGTTGGGCGATAGCGATCAGAGCGTGAGTGGTCGCTGACTCGTACGCGGCTTGGCGGGCTTCTTCCCGCGCGAACTCGATGTGCTCGACGGGGGTTTCAGGTGTTTTCGGCATCAGAACGGCGGAAACCATGCCTCAACGAGGACGTCGAACGCGGCGTCAGCCATGCGACGCCACGCGTCCTTCTCCTGCTCCGACAGGATGTTCCAGGGGAACATGCGGCCGGAGCTGGTGGTTTCGCAGATGGCTTGCGCGGCCCGCTCAACCAGAGCTGCACGCTCAGGGGTAGTCATGGTTTTCCTTTCGTGAGCCATTCCGCCCACCCCTGATCCACCACAGGCCGCGGTGGTGTGGTGTCCGGGATGATGTGAATATCCGTATGCCCCGTGTTGATCGAGTGACGATCCGCTTTCCACTGAGCGCAGTCTTCGCACGACTGGTCCCAGACACGGTTGCACTCCCGGCAATGAACCTGAATCACGCGATCGCCTCCCGCATGCAGTCGGTGCACCGCGTCAACCCACACATCGGGAATGCAGCATTGGTGGTCCAACCCAACGTCTTTCCGCACCTATCGCAGTCCAAGACATAGAACCGATCGCTCACGCCCTCGCTCCAGGCACGGTTGCACTCCTTGCAATGAACCTGAATCACCGCACGTACTCCCTCAGATACGACAGCGCCAACCGGACGCCCTCAGCTTTGCCCCGCAGCCGGTCGAAATCCGTTCCGTGCGGGAACTTGACGCGCTTCTCGTCGGCCATGAAGTTGAGTTTCACGATCGCGTCCTCCATGCGGTTGATGAGGTCAGAGACTTGATCAGAGTTCAGGTCAGGCACCAGGCACCTCCCGCCAATCCCGGTACACAAAAGTCCACAGTGACTCCCGGTACGGCGCCGGTCGGCCTGCGTAGGAGATGGCTTTCGCGAGCACGTGTTCCTCGCCGATCGCGGTGATTTCGATGATCGTTTCGCCGCGTCCTTCATCGCCGGCGAGTCGGGTTCCGACGGTCCAGCCGTTCTTCCGTGCAGTGTCTGCGTCGCTCATGCCTCGCTCCGTCCCGACACCCAGCGGGCAGCTGTGCGGTCACCGATCCATCCAGGCGGGAGAATCCACCCCTCGCGGGCGGGAACAGTTTCACGGGTGAGTCCTCCGAGGGCTTTATCAACCTCAGAAGCCACATGCGCGGTGTGCACGCCGTCGCCTTCCTCCGACCACCCGCAGATGCAGTACTCGACACGGTGCTCGCCGAGGACCCCCCTGTCTGCACCGTTGTACGTGTGCGCATCGATCACCTCGATCATGAGGTTTTGGGCTTCGCTGCTCACGCTTCCTCCAAAGAGTCTGTAGGGATGTAGAGCACGCGGGCGGGAAGGAAGTCGATAAGGCCCCCTGGAAGGCTCTCGTCTTGGTCATCGTTGGCCCAATACCAGGTACCCCTACTCGTCTTCTGCAGGGTTCCTCCGTCGTGGGTGAGAATTACGTTATCTGGGGTCATCGTCAGCTGTATCCGCTTGTGCCTTGTTGGGCGAGGTGTCGTAATCGAAAACAACCAACATGTCGGTGTTTCCACTTAGGACGGGGCAATCCTCAGGTGGGTGTACCACCAGGCAGGCAGGACACGAGTGATCCTCAGTGAACGGTCCGTAGTGTTTGGTTGGGATCAAAGCGAAGGTCGACGCCTCATCCTGCGGCCTGGTACGAATCCACCCGCCGTAGTCATAGTGCCACCGGGCGTTGAACCTATCGCGCCAAGCACGATCGCGGTGTTCAGGGCTCAAGTGCTGGACGTCTGATCCATGCTCTGTGGTCGGCATAGTCGTCATCTCCCTACGAGTGTCGGTAATCGGAAACATGTGTGCGCTGTCAGATCGGCTGCCTACCTGGAGAAACGGCGACGATCATCGAATCAACCCCTGATAATCTCAGGAATCCTCTGGGAGCCATTCGAGATCAGCAGTAGTCTCAAACCCCCTGGGGCGAAGACGCTCAACCTCGGCTACCAATTCGGCGAGCAGCCGGTAGGACCGGCCCGGTGCGACCGCGACCCGAGACCCCTTCGCCACTTCGTAGTCGACCAGCGCAGCCTTGGCGCGCTCAACAACATCACTCATCAGGTATCTCCATCCAGTGGGTAACGAATCGGGTTGCAGGCTCTGGCACGCCCAGCTCGAAGATGCTCTCGATTACGCGGGTTTCCCGCCTGAGTCCTCCGAGGGCTCTGTCGATCTCGGCGGCGACGTGGGCCTCGAAATCGTCGAGCGAACCGTCGCGGAAATCACATTCACCCACCCGCGTACCCTGGCAGTGGGAGTGTCCAGTTTCCAGGTTTAACGTCCGCCGGTGTCGGCGCTGAACCGCGATCATGATCTTCTGCGCGTCCCCGCTCATGCTTCCTCCCCGGGGTTCTGGTAGTGATCAGGCATCGGATCACGCAGTGTTGTCGCCAGGTGATAACAGTCCGGATCAGTCTTCGTCCCGTCCTGGTTGGCGTGGCACAGATACACCGTCCGCATCCGATCCGGAGCGACGAAGTAAGTCCACGACCCGAATACGGAATCCGCGCGGCCGCATCGGGCGCACCGCCTGCCGTCGCTCACGCTTCCTCCCCTGTAGCCACAACCGCAGCCTTCTCCGTGGTCGGGGCAGAACGGATCAAATGAGCCAGGTTCCGCGTGTCCGCCATAGGTGTAGATCGCGCCGCAAGTGCAGTCACCGCCGTAGCGGATGAAGCCTTCGGCGTTGATGTCGCCGCTCACTTGTCTTCCCCCTCGGCTACAACAGCAGCGGCAGCGAGAACGGCGACCGTCTCCCACGCTTCGGACGGCTCGTAGTAGATGGCTTCATTACCGGGGTCGAACCGTGCGACCACCATTCCGTCCGCCACACCAACTTCTTGAGCGGTCCAGAATGCGATTCCGTCGCCGTGGTCGTCGTCGGGTTCGGGCAGTTGGATTACCGCCACACCGGGAAGAGACGCGAGTGCTTCACATGTCGCAGTAACCGCAGCCTCGGCCATCGCGCTATAGCCAGGGACCTGCCCCTGTTCCAGGCAGTTCGATTCGGCAGCGTGGAGCGCCATCGACACCCGTTCTCGGATGACCGCCTGTTGGGCTTCTGTGAGTACTGCACGCAACTCGGGGTTGTTCATTCGTCGCCTTTCGGTTCTCGGTTTCTGTCTGTGAGCCGCCCGAAGTGGATGACCCGACCGGGCAGCGGCTTCCCCGGACGAATCGTGTTAGAACAAGGCTGGCCTTTGGGGGCTTTGCAGATGTCACACGACCTGCACGACACCGCCTCCAGGACACGAGGATCATCCGCATACGACACAAACATCGTCATGGCAGGTACTCCATGCGCCATGTCGGATGCACACGAGTGCGCAGGTTCTTCGGGTCGCTGTCCAAGTGCAGCATCAGATACGGGCCATCAACGCTCAGGATGCGTCCCGGCCGTCCATCGAAGACAACTCGCATTCCGCGCTTCGCTGGGACGCGGTAGGTCGACCGGATCCAGTCGAATCCACCTTTTCGTTGCGTCATGCGTCGTCTCCTGGTGTTGATTGCGGGGGCTGTGCGCCACGTGGAGCGACTTTCAGGCCCTCCCCCTTGTCGCCGGCGCTCATGACATCCGCCCACGCGTCAAAGCGCCCGTAGCCGCCAACTCCGCATCCCGAACCCTCACGTCATGAAACGAAGACCGCCGCAACACCACACTCGTCCCCGCAACCACACAACGAGAACCCACACCCGCCTTGCACCACGAACACCGAACCGTCAACGCATTCACCTTCGGCCGCACAAACACCCGCGGCTCCGGCGTCGGATCCCCGTACCGGTCAGGCACGATCAATCGACTTCATCTCAGCGACCCGGCCAACCGCCGCAGCCAGCCGGCGCTCCAACTCCGCGTCACGGGCATCCTCACGAGCCTCCCGTTCCGCCGGAGTCTCCCGTTCGCACCGATCCCGCCGGATCGCACGTGCAGCATCAACAAGATCCTTCGGCAACGGACGAAACCCGCTCCCGTGATCGGAATACATCTTCGTCACCCCGGCCAACACGTCGGCCTGGTTGAACTTCCACAGTTCGATCTGCTCAGCCCACGCCTCGACGGTGGCGCGGTTCGGCTGAGGAAACCACGGGTCGTATGCGGCGCACTTCGCAAGAGCATTTGCCGCGATCTGATAAGAGTCGCTCATTGTCCGATTGCCTTTCTCTGGTCAGGGTTTCCGAGGCCAGCCCATCCGAGGACCTTCGCTTCGCCGGCGGTGAGGTTGCTTGATCGAGACGACTTGATGACATCCCCGAGGACTGTTGGCAGGTACTCAGGGAGGTTGCAGTTAGGCCTTCGTTCCCATTCACGCAACGCTTCCCGGATAAGGGCGTCCGGCTGTCCCTCGCGGGTGAGCTTCTCAACCTGGACTGCCAGCCGATCAACAGTGGCTCTTGGATAGGTGTTGCTTCCAAGCTCTTGCCGGACAACGGTCTTAGAAGCGGAGGATGGTTGCGGCTTCGAGGGCTTGTTGACGAGTTCGATTGAGACCGGTTCCGTGTCGACGACGACGGGGGGTGAGTCGTACGGTCCGGGCGGCGGCTCGGGCGGAAGCGGGACTTCCTCGTCCCCTGCTCCCCTGCTCCCCTTCCCCTGTTCCCCTGTTCCCCTGTTCCCCTGTTCGTGGGTGAGACTCTCGTGAGGGTCTCCAGAGGAACTCAAGAGGGACACTGCCGTGTTGACCATATCCGCTGGTGGGAGTGGATATTTGTGGCCAAGACTGGGGTGATTCACCCGCTGATGCTGTTTCCACTTGGTGATGTACAGCAGATCCTTGAGACTTCCGTTGTGGACGGCTTTATAGCGGGTCACCTGTCCACCGCTGGCTAGTCTCTCCAGATCTTCAGTGACTCTCTTGAGGGTCTCTAGAGGCTCGCGGGCGAATTCATCGGCGTACAGATCGGCAACGATGGAGACGAGTTTGTCTGCGCCAACACCGTTGTCATCTACATACGACCACAAGCCGATGAACGTGAGCCGGGTCGAGATAGGCAGTTTGGTGATGTCATCGGACCGCCAGAACTCAGGCTTGATTGACCTGATCCTCACTGCACACCACCGCCGAACAACTTTTTCATGACGGCGTTGTGGATGCGCCACCTTCGAATCTCGGCGTAACGCTCGAATGCCAGATCTACGCGCTTCATGTGGGCGTCGGTTGTTCGTCCCGACTTGGATCTGCACCGGGTGTCCGGCTCAGATCCGCAGGTGGGACATTCCACCCTTGCCCAGTCGTATGGGATGCGTGGACTATCATCAGTCACAGCCACTCCAATCCAGTGGTTAGGCCCGGGGTCACGGTGTTACCAGCACCGCCCGGGCCGTCTTCGTTCGCACGTTCGATACTACCCGAAAACCGCTGGTAAAGCATGGTTTTCAGCATCAGATTTCCTCGCATTCTGCGCATCCGTTGCCGTTGCACACCTCGCATAGCCCCACTTCGAATCCTGGGCACAAACAGATCGTGTAGGTGTTCATGTCGTCCCGGTCGACACCCATTCGGACCCTGCACTGGGGGGCATGCGACGACCTGGGGTGGTCACACAACAGACAGTCGGTCACAGGTAGCCGCCCAGGTCGAACAACTGGTCCTGCGTGCTCGCTTCGATGCGTTCCCGGAACGCCCGCAACGTGAGCGGAACCTTCGTCGATTTCGGTTCCGGCGGGAGGTCTTCGGCGGTGAAACAGCCGCAGCCTCCGATGTCGTTCGGATCGTCATCCGAGGTGGAGTCGGACAGGATCGCGACGTCCTTGCCCAGGTAGTCGCGTAGTTCCTGTTCCTTCTGCTCGTGGTACAGGTACCGCTCCGGGTAGAGGGTGAGCAGTTTGCGCCAGTGGGCTTTCCCGGCGCGCACACAACCGGCCTGGCAGTTGGCGTGCGCCCAGCCTTCCCGATACATTTTCGGCGGCCGAACACCCTTCGATTCGCACCATTCGAGCATCTGCTGCTTATCCATGTACGGTGGCTCGGTCATCGGGAACCCCACCTTGTACGGTGCATAAGCTTTTTCGATGGCGGGTTTGCGGTGCTCCTCTGACCAGTCAATGCCGATGTAGACGGTCGTGTCTTGGGGGTCGCAGTGTTCGTTCAGCCACGCCCTGCAGGGCTTTTGTTTCAGTTCGGTGGAGCAGTTCGCCTGGCGGGAGTTGCCGAGGAATCGGCGGTCGTGGAAAACCTGCCAAATGTTGCGGCCTTCCTTCAACCACACCAGGTTTGCACCTAACTGGGCGGCGGATTCCCGGATGAACCGGTAGCAGTCGGGGTCTTCTCCGAGGAACGGTTCGGTGCCGTCGCCAGCGGTGTCCGCGAACAGTAGGGTCACGTTTTCGGGGCCGTGCGTGTCGGTGACGCGTTTCGCTGCGGCCCACGATCCGATACCGCCGGAGAACATCACGATGTGTTTCATGCGGTGACCTCTTCCTGGATGTGTGCTCGGTGGTCGGCGAGTGCGTGGTGCCGGCGGATGAATCTTTGGGCGTCGTCGGTGCACGTGAATTCGGCGGTCACCGTCCGGCCTTGGGTGCGGGCGCACTCGCCGCAAGCAACGGTGATCATGGGACCTGCCAGTTGATGGTGTCTCCTTGCTGGAGAATCTGTTCCAGGTATTTGACGGCGGTGACGGTGGAGTTGAAGCATTTCGGTGGTTCGGTTCCACCGGTGACGATGTAGTGGGGCCACGTCCCCGAAACCGTGTACATCACCTGAACAGCCCCTTCACGAGGAAGTATGCCAGCGACGGGGGTCCGGTGAATGCGAGGACGATGTAGGCGATCGCTTCGAGTTGTTCTGGTGTGAGGTTGCTCATCGGTTCTCCTGTGTGGGTTGTGGTTTCGGTGGTGCGGGTGGTCGTGGATGCCCCCACGCGGAACGGTGCGAACGGCGACGGGCACGGAACCACAACATCGACTCGACGGTCATGACGCGTCCTCAAGGTCGAACAGGCTGGGCATGTCGCGCTGCCGCTCTTCGGCTTGCAGATACTTGACAGCATCGAAGTAGTAGCCGGGATTCAGCTCGACACCACGGCCGCGCCGACCAAGTTTCAGAGCCCGCAACGGCACGGTGCCCAGCCCGCCGAACGGGTCGAACACCAACTCGCCAGGATTCGAGAAGCGAGTGATCAGCCGGTCAACGATGTCGAACTGCAGGGGGCACACGTGCATTTGGACGTTGCGGCGTTTCTGCTCCCCGTTCAAGGTGATCATCCGGTTCACGTCGTGCCACACGTGAGGTGACCACGATCCAGGGGCGATGGCCATGAACGTGGCAGGCAGGGCACCGCGACCTTCGAGTTGCTCACCGATGCGGACGTGTGACTGGTAGTCGTAGACGTCCTGCAAGCTGTGCTTGGTGAACAGTGAGGCCAACTGGTCTGGTGGCAGCGCGGCAAGCTCGTCGGCTGTCAGTGTCCTGTTTCCGCTCGATCGCCAGAACGCGTGCGCGTCCACCTGCCAACGGGCACGGGTGTATTCGTCCTTGGATTTGGCGACGGGTGTGTCGGCGTATCCCTTCGACCTGTCTGTCTGCGGTTTATGGAACAGCAGAACGTATTCCGGGGAGCCGACACCCATCTTGGTGGCGTCTTTGCACTGCTCCGACCAGCCCAGCCGGTACGTCTGGTTGTTTTCCCGCACCACATCGGTGACCACGGTGATCATGCCGAGGTAGTCGAAGCCGTGTTTGCGGCTGTGGAAGATCGCCTCGGCGTGGAACGGGGACACTGTGGGCACGCCGGCGCCGGTGACGTTTCCGAACAAGATGCGGTCCTTGACGTGGCAGGCGTAGATACGGCCCGGCGCGAGGATGCGCAGCAGCTGCGGTGTGAGGTAGTCCATCTGCGCCCAGAAATGCGCGTTGTCGTCGGTGTGGCCGAAGTCGTTGTAGCTCGGCGTGTACTCGTAGTGGTTGGAGAACGGAATGCTGGTGACAATCAGATCCACCGAATCGTCTGCCATTCTCTCGGTTTCGTGAACGCAGTCGTTGTTGACGAACACCCATCCCTCACCGGATGCTTCGATGCGCTCACATCCGATGGAGCGTTGCAGCGCCTCGGAGATCGCTTCGGGGTCGAGTCCGTACTCATGAATGATGTCGGTCATCGTTGATGTCAACTCTCGGTGTTGTGCCCATTTCTCGCGGATGACCCGCACCACTTCCCGCTCGGTTTCGGAGTGGATCAAATGGGCTTTGCAGGGATGGGTTTGGCCGAACCGCTGAATCCGGTGCAAGCTCTGGATTAGATCGTTGAACTTGTGCGTGATGCCGATGTACACACAGGTGTGGGCCTGCTGCAGGTTCATGCCTTGCCCGAGCATCACTGGTTTGCCGATCAGCGCGTAGGTGTCGCGGTTCTTCCAGTCGGCCAGGCGGCGCTCCACCTCGTCCGGGTCGAGTGACCCGTACACCGATGAGAAGCTCAACCCGGCATCTTCGAGGGCCTTCTCGATGGCGCGCTGCTCGTCGTTGAGGTCGCACCAGATCACAATCTGGCCCTCGCCGTGTTCGGCGTGGTCGGTGACGATCTCGACCAGCTTGGACAGCCGAGCATCCAACGACCGGCGCTTCTCGGCCGCAGCCTGCGGCAGGCCGAGGTTCACCCCGCGCACCAACTGGCCCTGCCCGTCACGCTCGAAATCGAAGTCGTCAGCCGGCGGATCAACCTCATGCCACAGCACCTCCAGCGGCGGCAGGTCATAACCGGTGGCGTCGTGACCGAGGTCGGCCGGTGATTGCACGAACGCAGCCCAGGTGTTGAGCCACAGCCAGAACTCGCGTTCTTTATGCGGGTAGAGGGTGAGGTTGTTCGCCTTCGTCGAGTCCCGTTGGAACCACCTAGTGAGAGCCGCGCCGGTGTCCATCACCCCGAGATAGCCCGCGTAGTGGATCAGCTCCTTGTACCGGTTCGGCGAGGGCGTGGCGGTGGCGACGTACCGGTAGGGAACCGCGTCGAACAGATCTAGGAACGACTGGTAGGTCTTGGACCCGAAAGACCGCAGCACGCTCGCCTCGTCGAGTGAGACGGCCGTGAACAGTGTCGGGTCCAACTTTCCGTCGCGGACACTCTCATAGTTGGTGAGATAGATTCCGTCGCCACCGACTTCGTCTGTACGGCGAACGAACCGGGTTTCGATGCCTAGCATTTGGGCGTCGTGGGCGAACTCGATCCGCACCCCCAGCGGCATCACGATCAGACCTTTACCACCGCCATGCTTGGCTAGCGACAATCGCACGATCTCCAGCTGCATCACCGTCTTGCCCAATCCGAACGCCGCGAAGATCGCGCGCCTACCCCCGGCGACCGCCCAGCGCACCAGTTCACGCTGGTGTGGCAGCAGCATCGGGTGAACGTCATCGGGGCCGACTTGATGCCCATAGGTGTTGTCGAACCGAGCCTTGGCGGCCACAAACTCGGTATATGACACGTGGCCGGTCACTTCGCAGCCTCCACAGGGTTAGGTATCCGGTAGGTGTTTCCGTCGTCGTCGAGCAACACCCATTGGCTGCGGTACAGGACGGGAATCTGGATGGGGGATTGGGTTTGACGAACAAGCCAGCCTTCGGCGAACGCTTGCGCCCGATAGGACTCCGCCCAACGATGACAAGCACCACAGGCCCACAGCCCGTTGGACGCCACGTTGGTGTCTTCGCGTCGAGAGCCGCCGAGCGCCCGGGGCCTGCGATGGTGTGCAGTAGCGTCTGAGGCGTACTCACCGCAGCGTTCACAACGACCGTGAGCACGAGACCGGATCAGTTCCTTGACTTCCGGGGGAAACCCCGTGAACCGGCGACTCATGCGGGGGCACCGTTCTCCATGAGGTCGTCAATGAACTCCCGCAACTGCTGGGGTTTCGCGTTCCTCGCGGTCACCTTGTACTTGCCGTAGAACTGGGCAGCAACCGTCTTCTCATCAAGAGTCAGAGCAGCGCACGCATCCCCCAGCTCGTGGAGCAGAGCATTCCGTTCAGCCACCGCAGGATCGGGCGGTGCGGGGGCGTCTGGGTCTCCCTTGCACCACAAGTCGAGAGCAGCGCCGAACCTCATGCCCGCGTTCCTGAGCGCGTCACCGATGGCTTCTTTGACGGCGTTGGGGCCTTTCTTTCCGCCGGCGTCGCCGTATCCGATGCGGGTGACACCGCAGATCGTGAGGCGGATCCACAGGCCGCCTTGTTCGTCCAGGAGTGGTAGGCCGTTGTCCCCGACTGCGAACGGTTCCCATGTCCACAGCGGGTCCACGTCGAGGAACCTCGCGGTGAGGTAACCATGGCCAACAAAGTCGAGGGTGATGCCGCCCTTCGGCAGCTTTCCGATCTGGTTGGCGGGGAATGGTTCGCGAAGCTTCGCGAGCCTGTCAACGTCCTGCGCTTCGCCGCTCATGCTGTCCACCTGTCCGCCAACCGATCCAACGAACCAATAACCGCATCAACCCTCGACAGGGCCTTGCTCACCACTTCCAGGTTCAACTCCAGCGCTTCGCGGTCCAGGAACTGCAACGGCGCCCCCTCAGACAACAACTCATGCAAAGCGCACCGCGTGTCATCAAGAGCAGCCGCGGCGGCTTTCGCGTCGTCTCTCGCGGTAATCACCCGTGTATCAACAACCATCAGTTTTCGTCCTTGTCTCGATATTCGGAGCAGTGGCAGCGTTCATGTCCGGCGGGGCCGTGGTAGTTGGTGGCGTCACAACCCGTGTCCCACCGTCCCCGGAACTTGTCCCACGCGTAGCGGTGACGGGACCGGTTATGGCCACACACGCACATCACGAAGCCTCCAACCAGCGGAACTTCTTGACCAGAGCTCTGAACTCAGCAGCCTGCTTCTTCGACCACCCGTAACCAGGGAAATACTTTTCGACCGTCGTCCGGCTCACCCCCAACGTGCGGGCAACCTCGTTATAGGGTGCGCCGTCATCAAGCAAATATTGGGCGAAATCCTTCTGCTCCTGGCTCAACGGAACAAACTGATCCGGCGACGCCAAACGGGCGTCACCAGCTGCCCGAACCCGAACCACCGTCCGAGCCGAACAACCCACCACTTCCCCAATATGCTTGGCGGAACACCCCTCACGAGTCATCAACAGAATCGTCTGCACCTGCTCTGGGGTGAGCCTGTTCCCGTTGCTCATGCCACCTGATCCTCACCATCGATCGCTTTGAGCAGAGGCCGCCGTTCCTTCTCCGACAACCCCCCGAACACCCCGTAGTTCTCGCGGTTCGCCAACGCGAACTCCAAGCATTCGACCCGAACCTCGCACCGGCTGCAGATCCGTTTGGCTGGCTTCGCGCTTTTACCCTTCTCGGGGAAAAATATTTCGGGGTCCACTTCGGCGCACCGTGCCAGGTCACGCCACGCATGCTTGTCCTCCACCGCTGCGGCGGGCATGAACGACAGATCGATCAGGGTCATGCAACGGACTCCAGTTCTGTGATCCACGCGAACGGGTCCTCAACATCTGGCACACCGGCAAGGGCAGCCATCAACAGTTGAGTGCGTTCGGTTTCCGGGAGGCTTGTCAGATAGGCCCACACGGGCAGGGAGTCACCGCTACGGATACGCCGAGACAACCAGATGACTGTTGCAGCGATACGGGATTCCCAATCCGTCTCCGACAGTGGGCATTCCTGAAACAGCCTGTCTGGGTGGGCTTCCATGTTGCCGTCGGTCGTGACCCACGCGTCCTCCCCGCACACCGGGCAGGATTGCAACTTTGCTGCAGGCAGTTCAGCCCTGTCCCGTTCGATGGTGCGGACCGTGCAGTGCGCCCTACGCGCCAACTCCACTTCGGGGAGTTTCGGGCGTCGCCGCACCAGCATTCGGCGCTCTTCGGTGTTGAGTCGCATGGGAGTTCCGTTCACGGCGCATTCCACGGCGAACCAGTCGATGCTCACGCGCCCCACCTCTGCGCCCGTCGGCATTCATTCGAGCAGGTCTTCGCATACGTCCCCATAAACTCGCCGCCGCACTGCGTGCAGATCTTCAGGGACGGTTGTGACCGCAACGCATTCGAGGCGCGCTTCTTGCATTTCTGCGAGCAAAACCGTGCCCTGTGGGTGACCGGCTCGAACACCTCACCGCACTGCAAGCATTCCTTCTCGGTGAACCGTGCCGGTTTCACCGGGGCCAGCTCGCCACGTTTGATGCGGGCACGTTCCTTCTCTGAGAAGCCGCCCCACACGCCGGCCTCGTTGTGTTGCAACGCGAATTTGAGGCAGGGTGCTTGGACGGGGCAGGTCCAGCAGATGCGGCGGGCGGGGTCGGCGGTGTAGTGGCCGGATTCGTTGAGGAACCAAATATCGCCGTCTTTGTGGGTGCAGATAGCGCGGGAACGCCAGTCGCTGGTGTGGACTTCAGCCAGCTGAATGAACGGGGAGTTCGCCATCACGCCCACCCAGTTCCGCTCAGGTGTTCAGGGCAGAATGATGCGGTTGCGGCACCCACGAAATAACCTGCGTCGTAGAGGTTCAGGTTGGAGTTGTCGTGTACGAGGATTGATGCTTCGTACATGGTGGAGCCGGTGTCGAGGATGTTGCAGATGGCTTTTCCGGCGTTGATGACGGCGGGTTTGGAGCTGTAGGTGATGCCTTCGGAGTCGAGTGCCATTATGAAGGCGTCGGATGTGATGTCTGCTTTCGCTGCGGGTGCGGCGAGTCCGGGGCCGATGATGCCTGCGGCGATCAGCAGGGGCATCGTCCACCAGTAGCGCCAGGACTTCTCGTTGCGCCTCATGCTGCTTCTCCCTCGGTGAGGTAGTCACGCAGCAACCCGACAACAGCATCGCCGTTCACCTGCTCCCAGATCGTCGGCTCCGTTTCCCAGTGCCACGGCGGTATGAACGGCCAGCCACCGACACGGTCCAGTTCACTCATGACCGCCGCTGCCAGGTCCTCGAACTCTTGGAGATGGCTCAAGTCAGCCATGGGTGGGTTGGTGGTGACGGGCAGGTCGGCCCAGTTTGTTTGGTGGTTGTCCCACCATGAGGGTTTAGAATCTCGATCTAGCATCGGGGGGGAAGCGTCCTTTCTTGGTTGTGTTGTTTCCGGTGTTAGGGCCGTCGCCTCCTGGCGTGGGGGTGACGGCCCGCCTATCTATCTCGGGGTGATGCGGTAGCTGTCCAGCAGTGATTGGGCGACTACTTCGGGGCTGACCCCGTAGGCGCCGGGCGCTGTCGTGTACCACCTCAGGTGCAACTCCAGGTCCGCGCGGCTGACTTCGGTGTGCTGTCGGATCGCGGCGAGTTCTTCCGCAGTGGCGGTGTCCAGGAACTCCCCCAACTCCATGAACTCGTCATCATCGAGAAATTCGCGGGCGACGCCGCGGCAGTACTGCTTGGTGGAGTCGATGGCGTCGTGTATCCACTTTGGCGAGTTCGGCCCTACCTGCTTGTGCAGTTCGTCCCAGCCGTTGGAGGGTCCCGGCGCGGGGGGCGGGGGAACCATGCCCGCGCCGGGACCAATGTCACCCACCGAGACGGGTGACTGGTCTGCCGAAACCCGACGTTCGGCAGAAGAACGAGGCTCGTGGACTTCCACTTCAGCCTCCACAGCCACAAGAACATCCCCGTAGTCCAGGCCGAAATCCCGACCCAACGCATTCGACATGGCCTGCCGCTCCAACCTCGCCAACCACGGATCCACCACAGCACCCACCAAGGCGAGCCCGTCATGAATCACGTTGTTAAACCTGGCGTTCAAACGCTCAACAAGATTCACTGAAGCTCCTCAGAGGTGTAAATCAGCTTGGCGGTATCGCAGGGCCAATCGACCTCGCAGTGTTCGCATACGCGGTCTCTGAGTCGGCAGTCCTCTCCGCTGCAGCAGGCGTTGATGCAGTTGCTCCACCGAGGGCGGTGCAGTTCGCGGATCGGCTTCAACGCCTCACGGGCAGCGGCGAGAGGGACAGAGCGAACAACCAGCGGAATGTCTTTTGGAACGGGATACCATTCCCACGCACGCGCTGCGGCTTCTACTGCTGGATCACTCACCCGTCAAAGCCTCCGCTTCGTCCTTGCGGTTACGGGAGCGGCCGCGCCATGTGCCCGCCTCCAAATTGGCGACAGAGGCAACCAGCCGAACCGATCCGTACAGATCACGAATCTTCTCGTCGTTGTACTCGTAGTCGTTCTCCGCCAGTGCAAGTGCGCACCGAAGCTCGCCCTGTGCACGCATCAGGTAATCAACCGCCCTGTTGGTGGCGCGATAGATCGCCTCAGCGTTTGCCTTCGTCGGATTACTCATGCTGTTTCCCTAGTTCCTTTGGATCGTCCGTGTGTGGGCTTCCGTGTCTGGTTCGGGTTCTCTGAATGAGACGCATTCGCATGGCATCGGACAGGCTGGCTTGTTTGGTATGAAGCGCTCGTCGTGGTTCTGGCGTGTGTGACCGCATCCGGCGCATCGGTCGAGGTTGAACGGCCTCACCGCTGGCTCCAACTCGGTCCGAACGGGTGGGAGTATCCCCACAGGAAGCACGCCATGGTCGGGCGGATGTCATAGAGGCGGTCCCACAACGAACGTGGGGCCAGCGCCAGAAGCACCTGGGGAACCTGAAGCGCGATAACGATCGCGATGAGAACCCAGAGGAAAGTCACGCTGTCTCCCCCAGTTCCTGTAGCCGGCACCGCAGGCGGGCGTTTTCTTCACGCAACGCATCCAGCTCCGCCGCTTCCTTCATCTGCTTTGCGTCGAACTCCGCCAACGCTTTCCACAACCCAGACGGGCGAGTTACTTCACCCGACAGTTGACACACACTCCGATGCTTAGGAGCAGACGTACTCACTTGCCGAACTCCGGGATGTAAAGCACGTGGGCCGGAAGGTCAGGCTCGAATGCATCTGCCGTCATCGCATACCAGCAGCCATCCCACTTGACTTCGGGCACGCCTATAACTGCCTCGACGATCGAACCTTCCGGCAGCGCGTCGAGTTGTTCGACGGTCTCAATCACCCTGGGACGCAGACGCTCAACCTCGTTGCGTAGCTCGACAAGCAGATTGGACTCCGAGATTTCCAGCCCAAGCTTCTCTGCCCGCAGACGCTCAACCTCAGCGACCAGTTCGGCGACAGTCTCAGGCGCACGCCGGTACGCGTCCTCTGCCGCAGTCATGCCCGTGAGAACCTCGATCTCCACACACGGAGTGCGGCCCCACAGCTCCATATCGGCCTTGGCCCGCTCAACAACATCACTCATCGCCGACCTGACTTCCGCTGCGCCTTCTTCCGCTTCGCCGCAGCCTTCTGCTTCGCGCGCTCAGCACGCACCTCAGGAGACGCAGAACCCGGAGGATTCACCTTGTGACGAACCTCGACCGACGAAACAGTCCGAGTGCGGTGACTCAACAACATGCCCAGCATCCATCGCTCATACTCAGTGAGGTTCATGCGGACACGTCCAAACTTGCGACATAACCTCTGCAACTCCAGTACTCACGCGGACCTCGGCTCATAACTACGCGACTTCATCCACTCATCAACCTCATTCAGGTCAACACGCGCCTCCCGACCGTTACCGATCGGATAAGCCTTCAACCCATCGTTTTTGACGGCCTCCCGTATCAGCACGTCTGATTTCAAGCGGAGGTATGACGCGGCCTCTTTGAACGTGGCCCATCTGGGAGTGCTCATTTCGCATCCTTCGGTTTCGACTGGAACAAAGGCTTCTTCGGTTTCGGGAAATGCTGAATCGGAGGCCTCGGGCGAGAATGAAACGTCATCGCGTCTCCCTCATCGCGTTGCGGATGATGGTCAGCTGGTCGATCAGATCCGTGAGTTCGTCGGCGTCCAGGAGAACGTCACCCTCGTGTCGGTATCCGTCACCGACGTACAAGTAGGCCAATTCGGATCCGTTGTTTTCCCCGAGTCCTACGGTCACACCACCATGGCCTCTCTTGAGGATCTGGATTGGTTCTGCGTAGAAAGAGAAGCTCATGACGCGGCCGCCAATGCGAGTTGACCGGTCCCACCGAGACGCTTGTGAAGTTCAGCCAACCCCTTCGGCGTGATCCGAACCGTGGGCTCACCATTCACCCACTCACCGCGGGACTCATGCCAAAACGGCTTGCCGACCTTCTCCGCGAGACGACCCGTCTCCAACTGGGTGCGGTACGCCTTCCAACGGCCCTGCCGCTTAAACACCCAACCGATGCTCGACATGTACTGGAACAGGGCGCGTTCCTTGATATTCACCGCCGGGTCACGCGACAACACCTTCGCCGCATCCGACACCGCATAGTCACCGGCAGCCTCAGCCAACTCATTCCACGCCGACGCCGGAACCGACAACTCCAACGCCTTCGCCTCAGCCAGCTCGGCGCGGGTCTCAGCCTCAACCACCCACTGCGCAAGAGTCTTGCGATCAGGAAGCGCAATGTTCGTATCGGCGGCGTACCCACCGGTCTTACGGATCGACGGCAACACCTCATGAGTCATCCACCGCTTGAACGGCTTCACCTTGGGTGACCGGCTGATCAACATCAGCGACCAGACGCCAGCCTCGGTGACGGCCACCATGTTCTGGGCTCCCCCAAGGGTGTCGACGGCGACCGACACCCTTTCGTCAGAGTCGAGCTGGGCGATCGCGTCGCGGTATGCCTTGATCCCGACCGCCTCACACACATCCTTGGCAACCCAAAGAGGCTGATCGGTGAACACGTGCCGCACGTTGTGGCCCTCGAACGCATTCGAGGTGGGGACGAGCCCTGGTTGTCCGGTGGTTTTGTCGAACACGGTCTGCTGCACCTCAGGTGTGTGATGGGTCAAATGCCAGTGCTCACCACTCGGGCACTGATAGGCGTAGAGACGTTCCTTGCGGTTGCCGTAGCCGGCGAACTTCTGCCGCTGCCACCGATTCGCTTCGGCTTGTGACCGGTACTGCTTCTTCCCTGGAGTCGGGCAGACCCCTCGGTTGATACGATTGAGTTCAGACATTCGAGCTTCTCCTCGTTGTCTCCGCCCTCACCTGCTGCACACAGGTGGGGGCTTTTTATGCAGCGGGGTTTTTCTGCTCTGCTGGCCGCTCCAATACGGAGACGGGAACCTTGAGCGCGACGGCGAGCTTCTTGGTGACGGTGGCGTTCGGCCACCGGTCACCGTTCTCAAGCTGGGAGAGGTAAGGGGCGGAAACTCCGCTTTCGCGGGACAGTTCGGCGGATGACCAACCTGTGCGCTCACGGATGACCCGGAGTTCCTGCCACACCCCGTAGGACTGTTTGACCATGCCGCCAACTGTACTGCGAACAAGTGCAAACCGCAAGAGTTCGCGCGCAGTTCGCGCCAACAATGCTGTGACCTGCAATGTTCGAAAACTACAAGCGCGTAACTGCAAAGAGTCAGGGTTGTGCAAGCAGTGGACTTTGCACCTGTTTGCACGCGAACATGTAGGCGTGAACGAGAACAAGGAACACCGCGAAGACTGGCCATTCGGGCCAGAACTCAAGCGGCACAGGGAGCGCGTCGGGCTATCTCAGCGCGAAGCCTCACGGCGCACAACGCCACCAGGCAGCGACAAGCCCGCCGTCAGCGCAGGACGGTGGAAGCAACTGGAAACGGGGTGGCAGATCAACAAAGGGACACTGATCCCAATCGGAACGACCGCATCCACCGTGGCCGCCGCTGCCCGAGCTGTCCAATGGGATGTCAACGAAGCTCTGGCGATAGCCGGATTTCAACAGTCAGATATTCCACCGCCGCTACCCGAGCCGGCGATAGTCCGCTACTCAGACGACGAACTCCTCGCCGAAGTCCGGCGACGACTAAAGGAGGCACGAAATGTCATGGAAACTGCGCAGACGACGCGAACACCGCGCGAAGCGCGTCAAGACCAGGAGGGCGACCTAGACGCCGCGACCAGTGACACGACGCAGCCGCGCCAACCTCGGGCCGGCGAAACAGTTGGGGCGGAGATTCGTGATCGCGTCGCCAGGAGCGTCCGGGCACGTCAACGCCGCAAGGACTAGACGTGCCTGGCGCAACGTCCATGTTGTTGGCGGACACTCGTCCATCGCGTTCAGAATCCGCACCAACAGAGTGTCGAGATCGTCATCAAACATGGGCTGCACCTACCGAAATCACCAGCACCGGTCACCCCTCGCAACCGGATGCGTAGACGCTAACGGATCATTGCCAAAATCGACACAGGAAGCCCAAACACGGGAATGTCACGATCAGATAACGCCAGTGCGCGAAAGTTAGCCACCAACACAGAAAGACCACTACCAGATGACCACCAATGATCGCCTGTCACCAGGGAAGGTGATGGTCACCGCGCTCGCTGTGCTCGCCGTCGTAGGCATCGTCTCCGCACGCAACAACGACGACGACGACAGAAGCGCATCACAAACCACCACACCAACCACCACCACTACACGGCCCAACCCGTACCGCACCATCCCCGGCGACGGCACCCACAACATGGGCGGCGCAGACGGATACGACTGGGGCACCTACACCGCCACCATCCCACCCAGCTCCCCCGGCTGCACGTGGGCGGTCGTCAGCATCGCCGACTACCGCGGCGGCGAAACACTCCGCGAAGGTGAAGCACCATCCGGCACCGTACGCGCGAACATCCAACCCGATGGTGTCGCGTCGTGGACCGGCACAATCAACGGGGATCACCGGATCGTGTTCCGCACGAGCGGCTGCGGAACTTGGACCATGACGGAATGACCACCCGCCAGAACGCAAAAAAAAGCGCCCTGCCGGGGATGGTGAATCCCTCGGCAGGGCGCATTTACAGTCGGTCGCCTGTTTCTAACGCAAACGTCGATGGGAGTAGCTCGGACAGCCCCTGCATGGCCTCCAGATGCCTCGCCCGGTCCGCATGCGCATAGATCCGCTGCGCATCCACACTCGCATGACCCAGGATCTCCATACGCGTTTGCTCATCCACACCCGATGCGCGCAGCAATGTCGAGGTGGTGTGCCGCGAGTTGTGCGGCGGCAACGACTCGGTTGGACCGATCACCCCAGCAGCGCGGAACACGCCACGCCACACGTCGTAGTCCGAACGGGGATCGATCGGCTTCCCCTCCTTGTGCCACACCAAGCCGTGCGGATTGTCGGTGCGGAGTTTCTGCATCGCCACATACAACGGCGGCAACAACGGCACCTCACGCCAACCAGCGTCCGTCTTCGGCCGGGTGAACAACAACGACCCCTCACATTCCTGATACTCGAAATGCGCCGGCAGGTCCCACCGGGACTGCGGGCATGCCCATGCCCGTGTCTTCCCGCAAGGCCAGTACGGGGGTTTTTTGGGCATACGGTCGGGCCGGGACAGCGGTGACGGTTCGGGTAGAGGATCCCCACAGCCGTGGACGCGGGTTTCCGATTGCAACTGCCAAGCGATGGTGATCCATCCCTGAGCGGGGTTGTCGACGTAGGGCCAGCGCAGGCCGAGGAGTTCCCCACGGCGGGCGCCCGTCAGGAAACCGGCGGCGATCCGCACCGCATCTGGTTCGTCGCACACCTGGAACGCGGTGTGGATGATGTGCTGCGCCACGTCCGCCGGGAAGCCGTTGCGTTTCTTCTTCCGGTACTCAGGTTTGTCGACCAATGCGGCCACATTCCTGGTCGCCACACCCTCCGCTACCGCATCGTCCAGGGCTTTCTGGACGATGACATGGACCAGCTCGGCGGTGCGGGAGGCCCCGATCTCGGAGTGCAGGTCCCGCACATGCTGCGGGGTGAGTTTGTCGATGCGTTTCGCGCCGAGGATCGGGTTGATGTGGTTGTGGATGGCGGCCCGGTAGTCGTTGAGGACGCCGGGGCGGACTTTACGTTTGGCGTGGATGTTGTCGATCCAGTGCAGCATCCACTTCTCCACAGTTGTGGATGAGGTGGTGGCGATGCGGCCCTCTTCGACGTCGCGGCGGAGTTGTTTGAGTTTGGCCATGGCGGTGTTGCGGTCAACGGAGGACACCCATTTGTAGCGGCGGTTGCCGTTGCGGTCTGGGGGTAGTTCTACTCGTCCCATCCATTTGCCGTCGGCGCGTTGGAAGAACGCTCCGTCTCCGCGGGTTCTGCGTTTCTTAGTTGCCATCGTTTTCCCTCCCAGGGGGTCACCCTACGGTTCACCCTACGGTGCTGCGCAGCATTACGCAGAATTGCGCAGTATCGGGGGTCTACCTGCGGGTTTGACAACGTTTCTCCTGGTATGCAGCCTATCAACCGCTGACTCTTAATCAGCGGGTCGGGGGTTCGAAACCCTCACGGCGCACAGGTCAGAGGCCATAAGCCTCGGGGGGGATCACCCTAAAGGTAACCCTATAGGGGATTTCACCGGGAAACCGCCAGGATGCTGGCGGTGAGCCGCCTGCCAAAACAGCGGCCACACGCCCGATGACGACCACACCGAGGCGCAAGTTTTCCGCCAAGCGCACAACTCGGAGTATCCTTCGATACAGCGTCACCCGACAACATGGGGGGCTCGACGCATAAGATTTCTGATGCGCTCGAAAGGATGCCACTGAGATGGGAGACGCACCAACCCCTCGCCGCTTCGTCAAACTGGCTGAGGCGGCCGCATATCTTGACGTAACACCCCGCACCATCCGGCAAATGATCGCCGACGGGCGTCTGACCGGCTACCGCGCTGGTGCCCGCCTCGTCCGCGTCGATTTGAACGAAATCGACGCCGCCATGCAGCCTTTCGGGGGTGCGGACTAGATGCAGAGACACAGAAATGCCCGCAGCTACTGACCGCGTGGTGGTTGTGAGGTGAAGTCGGATGACGCCGTTTACGGCATGTGCACCGCTTGCGGCTCCATCGAGGTCGCGTTGACGCAGCCCACTGGCAGTCGGAACCTGAGCCACATAGGCGAATCAACCACCTACCCGACCGGCCACGGATGCGAGATGTGCAACTGATGAACACCGATGATCGTTGCGGCCGGTGCGGTCAACCGTTCAAAGACGGGGAGACAGTGATCGACACACTTCCCCCAGTGCACCACACATGCCAAAACCTGGATGCCTCCGAACGATATAGCCATGCTGAGTGAGGCGCCTCCTGAAGCCTGATGCTTCACGAGGCGTTGATTAAGCCAGGACGTGAACCAGCAGCGCGACGATCATCCCCGCGACGACCGCCAGCCACACCGACCGCCACAACTCCAACTGCGGATCACTCATCATCCGATTCGTCCCAGTAACGATTCACCAGGCCCTCCGTCAGATAGTCGGGCTGGCCTACCGGTGTGATGATCGTCGTCGCACCCAAGTCCATCCGGTCACCGGTGATGCGTTCCAGCCCGACAACCGCCACATAGTGGGCAACCTGCCAGCCGTCGCCCTGCGCATCCAAACTCTCTTGGATCGCAGCCCGGACAGGATCGGCCGGCCTCACAGTCGCACCCACGTTTTGAGCGCGTCCCACAGGAATCCCACCGTCACACTGTGGTCCAGAAACGTGCACACTCGAACGTTCACGTCAAACCCCTCTCACAGCGCTCATGCGTTCCGGCTCGATGGACAGTCGTGAATGCGCCCCGCAGTTGGTGCAGCGGCGCATCGTGTACGTCAACACATTCGCCACGTACCGCCGCGGGATCACCACAGTTTCACCACCGCACCGGTTACACACCATCAACCTGTCCTCGCCGTCAACGAACAGTGCGGGATGGTTTTTGATGTGCGGACGCAGGAAGTCGTACAACCCCTGCGTGGCTACCACATCGCCAGCGCAGTAAGACACCAAGCGTTCCCGATCCTCAACGCTCTTCCCTGTCACGGCACGTTCCATCGCGCCCCGGTCGTAGCGGTCAGTTTTGGCGGGCAGGCCAACGATCTGACAGAACGCGTCCAAACCTTTGAATGGGGCACCGGATTTGAACTCGCGGCGCAGCACCTTCAACGTGTCAACGGTTTTGAACGGAGGCAGCGGAGGTAACCCGGCCTCCAAATGCAGATCACCCTTCAGCCACGGCACGTCAGCTTCGTCGATGTAGTGGCCGACAACGATATCCGCTTGGGATAGCAGGTTGTGGACGCGCCGCAGGAACCGTTTGCGCCCACCTTTGTCCCATTCGGCGAGCTGGATAACCTCGGGCTGGTCATACCACTTGGCGCACACAATCGTGGTGCGCGGCATGCGGGTCACCGTCTCGTACTGCACGTACCGGTTCTTCAGGTCTCCCCTGCCCCACCAGTATTGTTCGGTGATTCCGGGGAGCCGTTCAACGTCGAGGATCAGGATTTTGTTGCGCACACCTTCGGCGATGCGCACCTGACGCAGGTCGCTAGTCAGCGACATGATGGTTCCTCGCGTGGTGCCGCCACGCTTGCGCGTTCATGTCTGGCATACCGTGTTTGACGAGGACCCGCAACACATCGGTGAACCTAACGTCGCCGCGTTTCGCGGACTCCACCGAGGATTTGATCTCTGCACGTTCCTGCTTCGACCGGGCACCAACCCAATCACATGCGGGGCAGGTGCGGGGCTCCAAACCTGCAAGATCGGCCAAGAGTGACATTTGGTGTTCCCTTTCCTGGTGTTTCACCGGTCGCGTCGCTTGTCGCCTTCGATGCGTTCGAGTCGTTCGGTTCGCAGTTCCTCCCTCAACCCTCCGATGTCCCGTTGAATCTGTTTGAATCCGTCCCGCACCAGATCGCGTATCTCGTCGAGGTCGTCGCGCATGTTGGTGTCATGGGTGTTGACGGTCTGCTCGTGAATCTCATAGGTTTTCGCGTCGATCCGTCTGGCACGTTCCCGGCCCTTGCGTTGCCCTCGAACAGTGAGGACACCGACAATTCCCGTTCCGATAGCTGCGATCGTGGAAGGTAAACCGATGATGAGCAGTCCTATCAGGTCGATACCATCGTCTGGCTGGTACGCGGCGTCCATCGCTTCGCGCACCGATTCCCACATCATGCGGCAGTGACCGCTCTAGTCGCAGAAGCCGTTCCGGGGTTGCCGCGACGTTCCGCGCCGATAGACATCAGCAGTGACACCACTGCGGCGCCGCCGGACACTGACAGCACTGACACCCAATCGGTGGCGAGTAGGTCAACCGCGCCCGCGCCGAGTGTGGCGATCGCGGTTTGGGCGAACGTGCGGGCCGCGCGTTCGGCGGCGTCGATCCAAAACGAACGTGTCAACATCAGGTGGTCCCCCTTATGTGCGTAGGTAGTCGATGGCAGGCTGGACGTTGTAGTCCACGTGCGGGCCAGTGCGTTTCGCGAAGAACATGCCGGCGTCCAACAGTGCCTTGGTGATCGCGATCGCCTCCGGTAGCGGTGCCTGCACAAGTTCGACCACTTGGGCGAGTAGCGAATCGGGTCCGGTGAACAGGTCCAGGTCGCGCACGATCTGCCATATGGCGTTGCGGACCTCTTGTGTGTCACCGGGTTCGGTGCAGGCGTACAGGTCGCCTTGGTGTGCGTAGTCGCGCCACCACGGCGGGGTGTCGCGCATGCCGTTCGATGAGACGCCTTGGGTGTTGGATGGGGCCATTGGTGAGCCGCCGTGGTCGGCCCACACGTGACCGAGTTCGCGGTTCGGGTTGCCCCACGTCACGGCTTTCTCGATGTGCGGTTTCATCCAATGCAGGGAGCCGGTTTCGGGTGCGATGTGGTTCATCCACAGTTCGGAAACCACTACCGCGCCTTGGGAATAGCCAGCTAGGGCAGCGCCGTGGGTTTCGATGCGTTCACGCCACCGGTTAGCTTGGTTGTGAGCTTCGGTGATTCCTGCGGTGATGGATTTGCCCATCGGGAATGGTGCTGCTGGGTAGCCGATGGGTTGCCACAGGTATTTGTCTTCGACGGCGCGGGCGGTGTCGGCGTCGGGGCCGATCCACCAGGGAACACCGGTGCCGCACACGGTGATCAGCACGGGACGGGTATCCACGACGGGGCGCGGTAGGTAGCCCATGACGTACTTGGTTTCGGCCCCTACAATCCCCGGGATGTACAACCCCGGGCGCAACTGTCCGGCAGCGCTATATCTGGCTTGCATCTCGGAAACCGCAGCGGTCATCGCCTCGTCAAATAGTGGCAACCCCTGCGCGTCGCGGGTATCGGGTAACTCTCTCCAGTACGAGAACTTCCGCCTGCCAAAGTCACGGATCTTGCCGACTTCCTCACTGGCATCGCCTAATCCGATTCCTACCCAGGCTCCGTCTATCTCCATCTTGGGTAACCCTTCTGCGCGAATCCAATCGGTGACATTCCCGGCATCGGCGATGCTTTCCGCGCTGAACCAAGGTGTTCTCGGGCGTGAACTCGTGCCCGTGTTTGCAGTGGGTCTTTTTGACGGCCTGATGAGTTCCGTGCCGGACTGAGTCCAGACGGTTGGCCGACCGGGTATCCCATCGGAGATTCTCGACGCGGTTGTTCGTCGGATCGCCGTCCTGGTGACAGCACTCCATGCCTTCAGGGCGCGGACCGATGAAGGCCGTAGCCACAAGGGTGTGGACATCTTTACTGCCACCGTTGCGGCCAAGCGCAACGGTCAGATGCCCTGATGTGCGTGGCGCCGGACGAAGTACCCGGCCGCGTATCAGTCGCTTGCTGCCACTGCGCCCGCGTGCGAAATGATCCAGGGACCGGACGCGGCCTATGTTGCTTACTTCGTAGAGGCCTTCGAACCCGACTACCGGGCGCCATTCTTCGTGGGTAGCATCCACTGCTAGCCCCTCTCTGCTTAGTCCAGTGATGGGGTTAGGGGTCGGGATGCGTTGGCGCGCACCCGGCCCCGTCACGTCGATTCTACTTGTCGCAGACGACATTTCGGATTTCGGCGACGGCGTCGACGAGGGACTTGCCGCCGAGCTGCGGCCAGCCAGTGAGGTTGTATCCGCGCAGTTGCCGCAGAATCTCGACGAGGATTTCGCGGTCGGTCCAGTCGTCCGGGAAGCGTTTCACCTTCGGCGGTTCAGGTTCGGTCTTGCCGCCAGCCGCCCAGTGGTTGACGCGTTCGGTGAAGTAGTCCCACGGGAAGTTGGCGCCAACATCGGTGTGGGTGCCCCACTTGAACACGTCGGTCACCCACCGGTGGTCCGAGATGCCAGGTCGCCCATTCGTATACGGCGGTGGCACCACGAGCGGGGTGAAGCCGTACTTCTTCGCGTCCTGCACCGCAAGGTATGCTGCGACGTCGATTGCGTTGGACTGCTTCATCCACTGATCCCGCATCCAGGATGCTCGCGACCCCGCGAAGCACAGGTTGATGCTGATGCTGTTGGCGTTGCCCACAGACCAGGCGGCGCGGTCAGTGTCGACGCAATCGACCACCGTCACACCACCATCGGACGCTTGGGAGATCGTGTAGTGGTACGAGACGCCGTTGCCGTTCTGGAACCACTTCGCCAGGTTCTCGGCGGCAGCGTCCCCACCACCACCTTCCTGGGTGTGGATCAGGAACATAGTGGGCTTGCCGCTGCGGGCACTGCTGTTGCTAGACCACAGGGCGAACTCGTTGAAGTCGGGGCGTGGTTCGTCGGGCACGGCGGTACCTCCATCGGCGGGCCAGTACTTGTCGAGGTATGGGGTGACGGTGGTGATGCGTGACTTGATTTCGGTGAGGTAGGCGCGGCGGCCGTTGGCGTACCAGTAGTCAGCGCTGGGCCAGTTGGGGGCCTGCTGCATCCAGCAGATGTTCAGCCATATATCGGTGCTGGCACCAGGTTTGGCGCGCCACACGTCGAGCTTGTCGAAGAAGCCCTTGATTTGGGCTGCGGCACCGTCGAAGCGGTGTGGGTAGGAGCCGTCCTGCTGGGCAATGCCGTAGGTGGTGTGGGTCGGGTCCCAGATGGTGTCGTTCCAGCCGGACTCTTGGTAGAAGGTGGACATGATCGCCAGGCATTCGCTGCGGGTGTAGCCGCGCGCCTTGGCTTCGGCGATGGTGATTTGGGCGACTTGATCTTTCGTGGTCACCGTTTGCTCCCGAGGATTCCGCCGAGGACGGGGATGGAGCGCAGCGCGCCGTCGATGATGTCCATGACTTGCGCTGGCAGGTTGGTCAGGTCGGGGAGTTTCGCGACGATCTGGTCGTCCAAGTTGGACAGGTCGGGCAGGTTCTCGGTGATCCTGTCGGCGATGCGGTCGGCGATCCTGTCGGCGAGTGGTCCGAGCAGTTTGAGCAGGATGATTCCGAGACGGTCCATGTCCGGGGTTCCTTTCGGGGCATAGAAAAACCCCGCGCACCAAGTGGGTGGCGGGGCTTTTTCTGGGGTGGGTTTAGAAGTAGAACAGGGTGTCGCGTTCGATGAAGAAGTCGATGGCGGGGTTGCCTGTGGCGAACATCCAGGACAGGACACTGGTGAGTGCGATGCCTCCGAGGAGTCCGGTTCCGAGAGCCCCGGCTATGCGTTTCACAGTGGGCTTGGTCACGGCAGCCTCCTGACCGTGACGCGGGACGTGTCGATCAGGTGCCTGCGACCTTGGTCGTCAGCGACAGTCAGGACGGTTCCTGTGGTGAAGAGGACTGTTGCGTTCCAGCCGGCGGGGCCGCGGGATTGAACGTGGATCTTCATGGCGGGTCACCAGGTGTCGGTGGTTTCGACGTGGTGGCGGCCGCCGCCGCAGTGGCGCACGCACTTGTAGATGTGTTTGGTGCCGTCCATCTTGGGTGTGCCGTCGGCGTGGGTGGCGTATGTCCAGTCGGCTCCTGCTCCGCCGCTGCCGGTGGCGCATGCGTGCTTGTAGATTTTGCCGTGTCCGGTGCCGTGATTCGCGCAGTGGGCGGGTGCGGCATCAGCGACTGCGGGTATTCCGAGGGCGAGTGCGGCGATTGCGAAGACAGTCGCGGTGGTGGTGCGTAGCATTGGTGGGCCTCCTGTTGGGGGTGGGCCGTCCGGCGGGGTTGGTTTCTCAGGCCTATCGCCCCGCCGGGCGGTGTCTCAAGTTGATGAACGCGAGTCTAACCGCGTTTGACCACGTGCACAAGTGTTTCTTTGAGATACACTCCTAGATGTGACAATCATCGACCGCATGATCGCCAACCGGCAGAAACGCGCAGCGACTATCGCCGAGCTTGATGCCGAACTGGCTGCCCTCGTCTACGAGGCGATGACTGTCCACGGCATCACGTGGCATGACATTGGCCGCGCCCTGAAGATTTCCAAGCAGCGTGTGTATCAACTCCGCGCTGCTGGTGACCCGAACCGTTAGCGGGGTTATTCCCACTCGACCAGGACATAGCCGTCACCGCCGCTACCTGCGTTTGATCCGCCCGTGTTTATGGCTCCGGCGGTCCCCCCGCCGCCGTTCCCCGCGGGGCCGGAGCTGGTTCCGTTGCTACCGCCGCTGAAGCTGTTGTCATTGGAACGCACGCCGCCCCCGCCGCCGCCGCCAGCGCCCGCACCGTTTGAACGGCTCTCCCCGCTAGTTGGGTTACTACCGCCGTTGCCGCCTTTGCCACCTGTATAGCCTGTTGCGGATATGCCGGAGATGCTGGTTGTACCGCCGGCCCCGCCGCTTCCGCTGGACGACGAGTTAGTGCCCCTCGCGCCTGCTGCCCCTCCGCTAGCCGTCAGGGAAACGCTGCCGGACGAGAACACAGTCGAACCGCCGGGAGCGCCGTCATTGCCGTTGGACGATCCCGCCGCCCGCGCTCCACCGGCGCCACCGAGGCCCCGGACGAGGGTATACGTCGAGCCGAGCGACGCGCGTGGAATCCAGACGCGGCCGATGTAGCCGCCGCCACCACCACCGCCGCCGCCGTAGCGGTAGCCGGAGTTGGATCTGCGCCCCGACCCGCCACCGCCGCCCGCGCCGCCAAGGGTGACCCAGCAACCGGATGCGCCCTCGGGTACCGGCTCGTCGTAGATATCCGTGTATCCGGGGTCTGCGCTGGAAATGCTGAACGGGGTGAACGACGGCCACACCTTGTCAAAGCTGGTCCCGTTCCACGTGTACAACTCAGGGTTGACGAACGCCGACCCGTTCCACACCTTGAACCCGGACGGGTCAACAAACGCTGAGCCGTTCCAAACTTTCACGGAACCACCACATACAGCACACCCGCAGTGCCGGTACCAGGAAGGGTTGTGCCCATCCACATACCGGTCGCGGTGCCGGACTTCTGCACCGACTCGTCAGCCTTCGACAGCGAAGCCTGCACATTGCTGGACAGTTTCGACGCTGCGATAGCCGCGCTGGTAGCAACCTTCGCGTTCGTAATCGCACCGTCTTGAATCTTCGCCGTCGACACCGAACCATCCGAAGGGGTCCGCTGATCCGACAACCGCGAATCATTACCCGCACACACCGTGGAACCACTGTTACCCACAGGGATACGCGCAATGTTCAACGTGCCAGATGTGATATCGCCCGCCGAATGAGCATGCGACGTCGAGGCTTTACCGTCCAACTGGGTTTGAACGTTCGATGTCACACCATCAAGGGTGTTCAGTTCGGTTGTGGTGGCGGTGATACCGGCGAGAACGTTCACCTCATCGGCCGTTGCCACCACATCCGTGACATCACTCAACACATGCGTATGCACAGCGTCGGCTTTGTCGTCCAACCCTTCGTGGGCGTCTTCAATGCCGTCCTCGATGTGGTTGAGTCGATCTGCCGACAACGGGGTGTTCGTTGAGGGAACGTTCTCCCACGTTTGCTTCGTGTAAGCCATCATCCCTCCTCTAGGGTTGCGCCCGTAAACCTCTCGGCACCAGACACGAATAGCCATCACCCGGCAGCACCGCCAAAGCAGTGTTGATCATTTCAGTGATCGCCGAAGACCTGTCCACAACAGTGGCCGGGGCCTGCCCCTCGGCGGTGACCTCCCATCCACCAGTCACGCGAGCGGCCTGCACAATCAGCGTGCCGTCACGGTCAAACAAGCCCATCATGTCGTTGCCGAACGCGACGATCTGATGATCAGTTTTGATGTTCAAAACAGTTCCCCTATCCAGGATTTCAGGCGACTATGCGGGGCGTCACCGAGATGCTCGCCCCCGAACCGGACACCTCCACGTCACCGTCGTCGAAAGCTTCCGATCCGACGAACGTGCCAGAAGTGGACGCCGACCAGATGCCGCCCTCCACGTAGGTGCCAGCGGCGACGGAAATCTCCACCTCGTCACCGGTGTTGGTGCCCGTGGAGCCTGATGTCCACGACGTCTGCTCCCGCGCATATCCACCACCCGTGGCTTCGTTCGCCCCGGTGGTGCCAGCAGCTCCGGTATGCACACTGATCCAGTTACCGAGACCGGCGATGGCGTCCGATGCCGCCTTGTGGGTTGCATTGGGAATACCCATTGGAATCCTCCTCCTAGAGATCTATAAACACAGCCGCCCACGGGTTGTTCGTGGACGCTGACACTGAGCCCGACGTTGAGACGGTGTTGATGGCCAAGATGCCGCCGGTCTGCTTAACGTTGTATCGATTTGTGACACCGGTGAATCCAGAGAATGTTGTCGTCGGGCCGCCCCCGTTGCCGCCAGAGAAAACCTGCAACCCAACCGGGGCGGAAAGTGTGACTGACTGCGATGCGACAGACCCCGAACCCGTATTAATACTTGCAGATACGGACGGTCTCACGTCGGTGAAAGAGACTGCGTTGGCGATCATCCAGCCACTTCCAGACCCAACGGACACGGTTTTCGCCGATCCGCTGCCAGCCCCAGCCAACCTGTACACCGAAACCCCGCCATTTCCAGCACTGTTGTTGTGTGCAGCAGAGGTCACCAAGTTCATCGCAACCCCACCGTAGGACACGGCTCCCGTGAAGGCCCCTGATCGGTCTTGGCAGATAACAACAAATACGTCCGCACCCGCTGCTGCCGTGAAGGAAAAGGCGGAGACGCTACCGAACCCGCCGGCCCCTGTGCCGATGGCGTCGTATTGGGCCATCACGCCGTTGTTGCCCTCGCCGCCCATGCCGATGGCGAGTGTGAGTTCAAGGCCAAACTCGCGGTAATACCGCTCCGCGCCGGACATTCCAACCTGTGGGAACAGTTCGAGCCCGAAGCCCTTCGTGAACCCGAGTGCGGTACCCATGCCGACCTGCGGGTCCAGTTCGATACCGAACGACCGCGCAAACTTCGGCGCGGCCTCGAACCCCAGGCTTGGCGTGAACGACAACCCGAATCCGGGGGACTGCGCGCGTGGCGTCGGGAACAGCGACACCGACGGATACAAATCCTCGGACGGAAACACCGGCTCGAACGCCGCAGGCCCGCGCATCGCGATACGCGGCGTGAGAACCAGACCGAACGAAGCCTTACTGTGGCTGGCCGCCCCCATCCCCAGCGAAATCGGCACCGACAGCCCGAAGCCCACGCGATTGTGGGCCACGGCGGCCATGCCGATCTCGGGGGTGAGGGTGACGCCGAACTCTTGTTTCGGCCCGCCGTAGCGGAATCCCACCTCGGGGGTGAGGGTGACGCCGAACGAGACGTGGGACTCAGCCCACCAGCCAACAGCCACGCTCATCCCCCAATCTGCAGATTCACCGCCATGCCCGACCACTTATTCGCCTTGGTCGAAGTTGCGTTAACCGTCCCCGTCTTGGTTGTGGTGTTCACGCACAACAACGGGTTGGTGCCCTCCTGCTTGGCGCGCAACCGGGCGCCCACGATCTGTTCAAGGTCATACGACGGGCCGCCACCCGCGCCCGCGCCGAACACCTGCAGTACCACACTTCCGCTATCCACCGTCACTGCCTGCGAATGCGCAGTGCCACTGCCATACGCGTAACTCGGTTCACCCACCGACGCCACATTCTTAAACGAGATGCCATAGGCGCTAACCCAACCCGGGCCGGTCACCTTCAACGTGCGTGCCGCACCAGTTCCGGGGTTGTCCATGCGGAAAATAGCCAGGCCCCCATTCGCCGGATCGCCATTGTGCGAAACGGACCCGAGAAGTACACCGCCGGCGCCGCCATACGTGACCGACGGTGCTGAGCCCGCGCGGTCCCAAGCCACCACCGCGAACACCGTCGAACCCTCAGAGGCTTTGAATTGCAGCGACTTACTGCCAAAGCCCGCCAACGGAGCCGACACAACATCAAACCCAAGATCCACCGGGGCAGGCGGAACCGGCCAATTCTGATCATTCGTGATCGTCCCCGGATACAGATACTCCGCCACCCGCACCCAAATGCGGGTATAGCCCGCGGCCGGGGGGTTGGAGGTATTCGAGTTCTCGTGCAGCGTGAATGTCGCACCCGAGTCCCGCTCAAAGAAGAGCGTGGACGACCAGCCACCCGAGAACAAACCGGGATGGCCGAACCATGTACCGAACGACTCTATCCCGTACCCGTAGTAGTACTCGGAGGGAATGTAGAAACCGTTCGCGTACTGGTCCCACCCTGTGGAGTGCTTCCAGAATGTTGACAGCCACGCCTCATACGACTCCGGTGACAGGCCCATGGCGTTGTCCCGCAACGCTTCCGCGAACTTGGTGTAGTCGTTGATGTTCGTCGCCAACGCGCCGGCAGCGTCGAGGAAGTTCGGGTTGAACGTGTCAGCGATCGACGCTGGCGGTGGAACTGGACCGATCGGCGGCCAGGACGTTTCAGTCAACCCCAACGGGTCGATGATGTCTTCTTTGAAAATCTGCTTGATCGGCCGGTGTTCCGGGTCAACGATCTCCAGCACCATGCCGATCAGGGCGAAATTCGAGTTCGTGTACAGATAATCGGTGCCGGGATAGAAGTTTGACGGCCCCTTCATCGTTGACAGGAAGTCCTTCGCGCCCGTCCATGGCCACGTGGGGAACAGCGTGACCCAGAGCGCGTTGATACCCGCCGTGTACTCGGCGATCCCGGACCGCATGGACAGCATGTGGCCCATCGTGATCGCCGTGCCGTTCGGGATGCCCGGAACGTACTGCTCCAGCGTGTCATCCAGGGTGATCAACCCCTTGTCGACGGCCTGGAAGAACGCGATCGCGGTGAACATTTTCGTTGAGCTGCCCATGCGGAAGTGGTCATCCAACGTCAACGGGCGAACCGTGCCGCCCACGGTGGTGCCATACGCTTTCGCGTAATTGCCGCGCGGACCGGTGATCTGCAACATCACCCCCGGTTGGCCGGTTTCCGCCCTGGACTGCTCCACAATCAGATCCACCATCGCCTGATCCTCCGGCGACAACAAATCACCCGCAGCATGCGCGGGAGTGGTGAACTCGTACGTATCCGACGGGTCCGACAACCAACCAGCGTTGTCCACCGTCTTCACATAAAACTCGTAGGTAGTATTCGACTTCAAACCGTTCGTCCCATACGGCGGCAGCACCGGATCGGGATTCAACTGAACAAAATCACCAGGGGCGTCTTTCTCTTTCGCGTAAACGAAATAGCCTTTGATTGTCATACGTCTGTTGCTCCAGACCACGTGATCGTGAGAGTGCTGAAAGTTGAATCGACCAGCTCCACCAACGTCGGAGCAGTGGGGGGCGTCAAATCCGGGTCAGGGTCAGGCAGCGGGTCGGGCCGGAAGAACACCCAGCCGCCACCAGGAGCGCCATTTCCGCCGGACTGAAAGGCCGCCAACGAGCCCTTGCCGCCGTTACCGGCACCACCAGCGGGCGCACCGTGGCCGCCCATGACCTTCTGGTCAACGCCGCCCACATAGTCCTGCTCGTTGAACGTGAACGTGCCCGGGCCTCGGCCAACAGGTTTCGACAGAAATCCTTCAGTGGTACCCGCCGCGCCGCCCTCGGCGACAATGGAATACGTGTCACCCCCCGGTGTGGAGATAGACAACGTGGTGTTACCGCCGGCGGCGCCGTCACCCGGGCCACCAACACCACCAGCGCCCGGGTCGAGGGTGATGATGGCGTTGTCGCCGAAATGTTCACCGCGCACCCATGTGGTGGCGTTGAACTTACCGGGCTGGCCTGCCTGACCGTTGATACCCAAGGCCCAGCCCTGCGCACCGCCACCACCGCCACCGACCGCAACCGGGTCGATGTAGTTAACCCAGTTCGGAACCGGGAACACCGTGGCCGCGGTACCAAGATAGATTTTCATCGGGTCGTGGTGATCACCGCCGGAACCCGTGTCCACGGCGATGCTCACCCACGGCACATCGACCGAACGAGTCACCGACGCTTTCGCGATAGAAGACGGGGGGCTGTTCGGCGAGGTGTTGTTTCTGGTGGCCGCCAGCGAAACGATCTGCGACGTCGGATGGTTCGGCAAGTCCGCTACGCGGCCACGCACATAATGCGTGCCGCCCACTGGGACAAGCTCATAGGCGTACGCCTCAGACGCCACCACAGGGATCGGGTCATCCAGCTCGTAGGAGATGAACTCCCCGGGCGCGGCCGTGCCACCCAAAAGCCCCACGATGTTCGGGGAATGGTGAACCAGCGTCCAGTCGCCCGACGTCAAGTCGACCTTCCAAATGTTGACGTAGAACTCGGTGATGCCTGAGAGGCCGTAGCCGATCCACGACACCACGCCCAGGGGCATCGACTCTTCGATCAGGTCAACGCCGATGAGTGAGTTGCTCTGCGTAGCTTCAAGCCACGTGGTGACGTTCGACAACGGGAAGTTGGACCGCTCAGAAGGCAACAACCCACTATCTACCGGCTTGTTCGTCCTGATGCCGAGAACATCCCACGAGAACAACCCCAAGCTGGCACGCGACGCGATCTCCTGAAGAACGTTGAACAGGTCCGCGATGCCCGCACCAACACCGGGAAGGCCCACCAGGCCACCAACGATGCTGTTGACGATGTTCTCGATGGTTTCCCGCAGATTCTCCGGCCCCAACATACCCGCGATCGACTCCGGGGAAATGTTGCGCAACGCGTCGAACAAATCCTCCAGCGTGTTCTCAACCGTCTGCACGCCGCCGCGGATAGCCGACACCACCGTGTCAATCGTCAACTGCACCCGGGCCAACAAGGTTTGCAAAATCTCCGGCAAGCCCTCAACCCACGACTGCTGAATAACACCGGTCTGCTTGACCTCGGCGTCATCCCACCAGAACGTGCCGCCAGTAGCGTCTTCCGTGACGACGAACCGGGTTTGCACGCCAGTCACCCCGGCAGGAACCCGATACTCCCCCGACAACTCCTTACCGGGCCACGCCAAATCTTGATCCTGCGGGGCATACGCATTCAAATCCACCGGGGACTGCGCAACACCATCGATGTACGGCACCACCTGCAACCGGATCGGCGCGCCGGTACCCACATAATCCTCGTGAGACACGAACACCCGAGCAGTGATCGTCTGCCCTTCGCTGACCGCGAAGAAATCATCCGCACCCTGCCCCGACCGCAGTGCCTTCAACGTGCCGTCGGCAATAACTTTCGCCGCGCCCGTACCATCACCGCTGCGCGAATGCGACGGGTCCACAACCCAATCCGCGTTCTCGCCCACCGACCCCTCAGGGAACTTCGGGGCAGGCAGAATGTTCGGCGTCTGATTCGAGATGCCACCGATAGGCAGGATCGTCAACAGACTGGGCAGCAGATTCCGCAGCGGCGCAATGATGATGTTCACCAGCTGCACCGCAGCCTGGATGGGGTTAAAGCTCGGATCGTTGAAGTCGATCGACTGGAAGAAATTCCGAACGTTCGTGAAGAACTGGGTCAGTTCCTCAATCCCACCACCCACAAGACCCGTGATCGCCTCGATGATGTCGCCGAGGATGGGGATGTTCAAGGCCCAATCACGCAACTGGTCGAACGACGCCTCACCAGGGATGAACACCCCAGCAACAGCGCGCACCACCCACGCCAAAAACTGCTCAATGAACTGCTCACCAATCTCAAGCAGCTGCTGAACAGTGAACGGCCGATGCCACTGCAACGCCGACTGCTCCGGGTGAATACCCGGCTCAGACGGCACCGCATGAGCCCACTCCGGCAACGGATCAAACGAAGACGTCATGACAGCGGAAGAACCTCAACCGAAAACATAGACGTAGACGCAGAAGTCGTGTACGTCACCGAACCCGCTTGCCGTTCACACCGGAAATAGATCGTCGCCGGTGTACCGGCCGTCACACGGTCAAACCCATCCGATGAACCCGCCGCAGGTCCCGCCACCAGGATCAGCCGCTCCGATTGCGCCACACCGGGGCACCGGCCGATCACGTTGCCGCCAGTCTCACCGTTCAAACGGGCCACAAGATCAACCCGAACATCGGCTCCCTCACCGGTGACGACCGTGTAGCCCTGCACGCGCGGCCGCCAATCGAACGGCTGCGCCGGGATAGACACCTGGGCCAGAGTCGAGTTCGCATTGCCCGAGGCGGTGTTGTTGATCGACGCCGGAACATACCGATCCCCAACACGTTGCGCCGCCAACACGAACCCGTCAGCGGTCGAGTTCACCACCGGCACCTGCCCCGCGACCGGGGACGGGTCCACATCCGTTGGGTCCCACACCGACTCACCATCCGCGCCTTTAGATCCCGCGTGCAGGGCGAGGTTCAACCGGTACACGCCAGGCGTGGAAGTGGACGGCGGTGTTATCTCGGTGAACGACGCTTCCGCCGGGGTGGGGTCGTCCGGGTCCAGCTCCGTCAGGTTCACTGTCGTATCGAACGTGGCCGGAACACCCGGGTCGCCCTTCTCGATCGCGGGCACGCCAACACCGATACCGCCCTGCGGCCGCAACTGGAGGATCGCCGCGCCAGCAGTCGGATCGACAGGAATCTCCACGATTCCCTCAAACAAGTAATGAGTCCCAGCGGGGTTCAAAGGCCACGACATTAGGGCACGCTCCATTCAATGTTGGGCGAGTTGCAGAAGAAATAGGATTGGGGACGCTTATCCCTGCGGTGACAGTGTGAGCACCGACAACGTTTCAAAAATCCCTGTGATGAACCGCTGATGTTTCGCCAACGGGGCCTCCGACTTACGGCCATCCCCCATTTGCAGGTGAACCTTCCGCTCATCCTGGGTAACCCGCCACATCACGTTCTCGATGTAGTCAGTCACCATGCGGGTACGTGACATGAACACCAGCGACATCAGGCCGCCGCGAAAAACGTCACGCCCCAACGCATACTGGGCACCGTTGCGGAACTGCACCGTCGCCGTCGTCTTGCCCTGCGAATCAAACAAAGCGTTGATGAAAGCGAACACCGTTTCGATGTTGTACGGCGCTGAGGCTGTCGGATAGAACCGCTCAATCGCCGGGTGGTACGGGCCAACGTCGTCACGGCGGTCGTAATGTTGAATCAACTGGAACGCCAGGAAGCTGTTGTTCAGGAACCCCGACAGCAGATCGGACGGGATTCCGGTGAATCCGACGACAATCATCAGCGAATCGATCAGCCACGCGAAGGTGGCATTCATCAGGTCGTTCAACCACTTTGGGCTTCGCCCACCAATGATGTGCTGCCAACCCTCCGGTGTGTGATCGGTGATCGTGCATGCATCGATGCCGGTGTCCTCACCCGGCTCAGGGGCCACAAAGTAGGCGTACGGCTGCTCGAAATCCACACCCAGCGCCGGCGCGTAAAACACGCCATCCATGCCGGGAACCTGCTTGATGACAGGTTTGAATATGTCACCCAGCGACCCGCCAAGGTCAATCGTGGTGCGCAGCACCGAATCCAGCACGGTTTTCGTCGGGCCAGTGATCTGCGACCTGTCCGCTGTGGAAAACACGTAGGTCGGTTGGTCCAGGTTCGCCCACCGGTCAGGCTGCGGATCACCCGGCAGCCACAAATCCATGCGCGTATCCACACCATACGATTGGGTCACATCTTTGATGACGGCCTGAACGGTTTCCATCCGCACTGTCCGAGCGACCATCGGCGACGTGTCCAGCAGTGGATTGGTGCGTGACACATACACCGGGGTTCGCAGCATGCGGGTGAACGCCTGGACCGACAGCCCGTCACGCGACAACGCCTGCAGCACAGTGCCGAACCATGCCCGGATATCCGGGTTCAAAGACAGGCCGTTGTTGATGAACTCGAACCACCCGGACTGCAATCGGATCGCGCATTCTGCGACCATGTTCTCAACGACGGTTTGCAACGCCCACACGAAGACGGCGTGTGAGAACGGCTGCGCCTGAATCGGCAGCCACCACGACGGCCAAATCACGTAGTAGTTCAGGATGTCGCGGATACCGCGCAGTTCAGCGGTGCCGGTCCATGCGCTGTCACGGTACTCGTAGGTGTGGTTCTTCGTGTAGAACGCGTACCGCAAACCGGCTGTCTCGACGATGACACCGACCATCGTCTTTTTGCAGTCCATGAACAAAGGGATGAGGGGGCTGTTCCCTTTGAGGACGATCCGGCCGGTTTCAACATCGTTGCGCGGGTCAGCACCCGACGCCTCGATCAGGTCGCCACCAACCGAGCCCATCGGCTGCCAGAATTTGTCGCACACCGTGAACCGGAACGACGTGTCTACCTTCGATTTGCGTTCCGCCAACGCCCGCGCGGTTCGTGCGATCCTGTTGGGGTCGCCGGACTGGAGGGCGGATTGCCATGCGGCGGTTTCGCGTTCAAACTTCGACAACCGTCAACCCTCCTTTCCGGGCATCACCAATTCACCCCACGAGCCAGAAAAACCACGGGGCTGTCAAACAGCAGTCGGTGAACTACATTGGGTAGCGGCGCAACGGAGTCCCCGAAAGAATTATTTTCGAGTCAGCGTTGCCACCAACAATTTCTGTCTTCACGAAAAATTGCTGCGCCGGCTCACCAGGCGACTTCGCCGGGATCGCCGCGTTCTCACTGAACCGCCCCGACAGGTACTTGTAAAAGTTGCCCTGCGGCGGAACAATCCCGAACATTGAACCGATCTGATCGGTGAACGCGTTCCGTTCAGAGAAGAACGACAACAACGACTTCACGGCCTGTTGGAAGATGTTCAGCTCCTGCGGCGACGGCGGCACAGACGTCAAATCCTGCACAAGAGTCGTCTGTGAGCGCGGGTCGGTACGTAGGAACACAATCTGATTCGGCAGCAGCGGACCGAACTCCACATACTCATCCGAACCGGGACCGTCGTACAACCGGAACGTGCCCGGACCGAACAGAGTGGCATCCCAATACATCGGCTGGTCACCAACGTTCACCATCGGCACAAAACCTGATTGGGTGACGTTCGCGTTGTCGCCCGCGGATATCTTCCGCACCGGGGCTGGTGTCGCCTGGGTGATCAACGCCCCACCGGCCTGCATACCGAACCCGATGCCCCGATAGTCCGGCCCGAGTTCACTACCGGTGCCGGTTTCCTTGTGCGACAGGATCGGCAACCCGTTGCGCAACACCTTGAACGTGCGGGGATTACCCTCATAACCCGCGACCAGGGTGAACTTTTCCCCGATCAGCGGGGCCACCAGCAGCGGCCGTTGGAACATCACTGTCTGCGAGAAGTTGTTGAACCTCGACAGTTTGATCCAGTTGCCCTGCACCCGCATGCGGACACCGTTACCGTCCCAGTCGCCGTTGCTGTCGCGGCCCATGCGCGCCCACAGGTCATTCGCCCCACTATCAGGGACACTCCACTCCTGAAACCCACCAAGCACCATCGACACAACCTGGTTGTCGGTGTCAGTGTCGAAGTCCTTGTACGGGCCGCACACCACTTCGCGGGTTTCGGTGGTCAGAGGATCATCCGGGTCGTCCCGCCACCTCGCCTGGTCACCGTTGGCGTAGATGTATCCGCCGCCGTCACCTTCGTAGTACAGCGGCCAATCCGCGCCGAGGTCCTGACTGCTCGTGGTGTCGTAGTTGAACGTGTCGGTCATCGACTCGTAGTCGAACTGGAAACTCGCCGTGTAGTCGTACGTCCGCCAGAACCCCGAGTCGGCCCGCAGACGAAGACTTTCACGCTGCCGCTTCCCGATCTCCAGCGGTGCTTGCGGCGCGCCTTGGAACCACCGGACCGGTGCCCACCAATGACCCATGTCGTGGGTGAGGAAGTTCAGGGTGGATTCCTGTTTGGCGTCGATCGACGCGATCAGATCCCGGTAGACGCGGCGCGTCCACTTCGGCGACCGGCCGCGGCACTCCACCCCGACCTCGACCTCGATCGGGTCGTAGAGAGCATCAATGTTGGTGATGCCATCCTCGGTAGCACCCTTTTGGTCGATGTGTTTCCACGGCGGGACCAGGCCCTTAAGGGACGTGAGATGCACCATCTCAGGTGCTGTGACCCGCTCGGGGACCGCTAGCCCGCCCATCATGTGGAAGGTGATCGACTTGTCGTAGGCGTCGAGCCACATCATGGGTTTCTCACCCTTGGCAAGGTGGTACCAGCCGTGGGGGGTTACATCCGTTGCGGGGTAATGCTTCTTAGCCATTTACCCTCCCGGCATGACGTACTGGTTTTGCAGGTGATAGGCGATGTCGCGGCCGGTGCCGTCTTCGGTGGCACGCTGGTTGTTGACCGTGATGTTCGTGTCTCCCTGGTTGACTTGGGTTTGGCCCTGGCCTGTGGCTTGCGGGTCGATGTCCTTGCGCTGCTGGGACGCCTGACCGGCAAGGTTCGGCAACGCCGGGGCCGCACCCGCCAAACCACCCGCAATGCGGGTGATCCAGTTGTTGTTCGCCAAATCCGATCCACCCGTGGGTAGGAACGTTTCCATCAACCCTTGGGCGCCGATCGCGGCGACCTGGCCGCCGTACTCGATGGCGCGGTTGATCAGCTTCACCCCGGTCTGAGCGGCCTGACCCGCGCCGGGTGCCATCGCGTCCAACGCCATCCCGCCGGCCTGCACCGCCATTCCGAGCGCGCCGCCACCGTCCATGCCGATCCCGCCGGACCCGGACCCGGCGTACGGTGCGACGTTCGCGCCGATGTTGGTGGTGTTCGTTGGGCCGCCGGCGAACAGGCCTTGTGGCGCACCCTGGGCCATCGGGCCGCCACCACCACCGGTGGTGGGCAGCGGCGCCGGGTTCGGCGCCCACGCACCCGACGAGATGGGGGCCGGTCCGGGCAGCGGACCTGCACCGGTGCCCGACGCGGGACTTCCCGATGCCGGAGCGGAACTGCCCGTGGCCCCGCCGCCGGTGGGGACAGCCACACCAACACCGGCACCTTGAGCGGGCCAGTTCGTCACCGTCACCGGCACCGGGCCGCTGCTCGACGGCGCCAATGCAGGGGCAGCAACCGTGGTCGCTGCCGGTGTGCTCACAGTCGGGGTTGCAAGAGCGCTCGGGGCCGCTCCGATCGGCCGGTAGTAATGCGACGTGAACGCCGGATCGTCGGCGCCCGTGCCGCCGATACCACGCCGCGCCGCTGCCTCGTCAGTGCCCCAGTTGAACGGGGTGCCGCCAGGCAGCGTCGCCTGCATGTGGCTGGCGTTGAAACCGACCCGGAAATCGCCAGGCCCGCCCATGCCCTTGATGAAGCCATGCTCGGAAAGCCACTGATCCGCATTGCCGGTCGCCAACGACCGACCGCCCGTGGGGCGGCCGTCGAGTATGTTGACGAGATCCTCTACGGCGCTTGAACAGTCGCCGATGCCCTTGGTCAGGTCCGCGATTCCGGTCTGCGAGTACCGGCCCGCCGGAACGTTGGCGAGTAGCGCCGCGTCACCGGGATAGGCACCGATCGGCGTCATCGACACACCGGTCGCACCGGCCGACGGGTAAGAACCCCGGTCGTACTGGTTGTTCTGGTACTGCGGGCCGAACACGCCCTGCGCCCCAAGGACACCCATCAACCCGTGCCCGCCCTGGGTCGGGTTATAGGCCGAAATGGCCTGCAACTGCCCCAACAACGGTGCGGCGGCAAGGTTCGCCACGAACTTCGTGATGTTCTCCGCGATCCCCGCCAAACCCTTCGAGATACCGAAATCCTGATCAAGCTGGGCGCCGATCTGCCCCAAATCCTTGGCATGCTTATCGGTTTGCTTCGTCAGCTTCTCATACTGATTCGCGCGGGCCTCACCCATGCGCATCTCGGCGGCCTGAAGGTCACGTTCCGCTTCGATCACATCGTTACGGGCCTTGAGCCGGTCCTCTTCGGTCGCCTCGGTGGACTGCTCCAACTGGGCTGCGCGGGCACGCTTCTCCGCCAGTTTGTGGCGGGCATCCAGATACGACGATTCAGCGGAGAACACGGCAGCGTCCTGCGGCATGCCAGGAATCCCCGGCGGCAACGTCGTGTCATACGGCAACACCGGTGCATCCGGCAACTTCGGGCCAGACGACGACCCGTCGGCACTACCCGCAGCGCCCGGAAACAGATCAGCCAACGGACCATCAGGACCCGCATCAGCAGCGGCAGCACCACCACCGCCACGGCGCCCGCGTCGGTCCTCCACGGAAACATCCAACGGAACCTGACCAGGCAGGTTGCCGAACGGAGAAGACGGACCATTCGAGTTCGGACCAACAAGCCCTGGAATCGGGATACCACCAACCGTAGGCGTACCAGGCCCAGGCCCGCCGCCGAGCTGAGGAAGCGGCGACGGCTGCGGATCAACCCCCGTGCCGCCCTGAATGTTGCGGTCCCACCACTCACGGGCTCTGCGACCCAACTGGTCCGGCGTGTTCGAATGATTCCAATTCTCCGCGCCAGGAATCGCGTTCTGAATGGCCTGCTCAATCTCAGGGCCGTTCTGCGCGACCAGGAACGCCAACCACGCCGGCACCGCCACCCGCGACAGCGCAGCAGAGATTCCCTTAGCCGACTTATCGGCAGTCGCGGGAAGCCCCGCCAGGGTAGTGCTCACTGTTGAAAGGGATTGCGTCAACGCGGTAACACCAGCTATAGCCTTCCACGCCATAAACGCGGTCACTACATCACCAACGCTGATCCCTATCCGGTCCAGCATTTCGACCACGCTTGACAGCGCATCCCACAGATCCTGCGCAGTCTCAACCGCACCCTCGAACGCATCCTTGATGTCGTCCTTGTGGGCAACGATCCACGCGTTCAAGTCATTCAGCTTGTCGGTCACGTTGTTGATCGACTTCGCCAACGCCCCGGGACCCTCAGTAGTGTCCAACGGGTCACCGAACAAAGCCGAAATGAAGTTCGCCCCAACACGACCCACAGCAGCGTTCATGTTCGACAAGGCACCGTCAACGGTGTCGGCCAGCTTCTTCGACATGCCACCGAACTGGCCCTCAATCGCCTGCACAAGCATGCCGAACGAAATCGTGCCGTCCTTCGACATCTTCTGAATCTCGGCGCTCGTCAGGCCGAACTCTTTCTGCAACGCCGCCTGAACATTGATGCCACGCTCATTGAGCTGCAACATTTCTTCGGCCTGCAGCTTGCCCTTGTTGAACACCTGGTTGAAAATGACGGCCAGGTCGCCGAACTTCTGCCCTGACGCCCCGGCAGCGTCCGCTATCGCCGTCAACGCCGCCTGCAACGGGCGGCCCTGCTTCACCCCACCGGCAAGGAACTGCGTGGCAGCTTTCGCCGCCTCATCCAACGCGATCGGAGTACCAACAACCACCTCGTTGATATCCGACATGATCGTCTTAACCTGCTCGGCGCTGTTCCCCATCGCGGCAAGACGGTGCGACGTCGCATCAAGAGACTTGTACCTGTCGAAACCCTTGAACAGGGCAACACCGGCTGCTCCGATGATGCCTGTCGCGGCCGCGGTGAACGCGGTGCCCAACGCGCGGCCAGCCAACGCGCCAGCCTTCGACGCAGCACCCTCATACCCCGACAGGGCAGACGAAAACCGTCCCGCCACGGGCAACGACGACGCCAAAGACGAACCAAACGATGAACCAAACCCCCGGCCAGCCGACACACCATGCGACGAAAAACCGTCAACAATGCGAGAACCCGCAGCCTTCGTCGCACGATCAACCTCACGCGACAACTGCTCACCGGCGTTACGGCCCGCAGCAGCAGCTTCCTTGGTGACGTTCTCGCCGATCGCGCGGCCAGCAGCCGAACCGCCACGAGCCCCAGCCGCCTCCATCTCACGCTCAATGTTCTTCGCCGCCACCGCAGCAGCACGCTCATCAAGACGAGAAATAATGTCCACATAGATCGGCATCAGACACTCACCTCCCGTCACCAGCCGAACAGATCGGCCTCAACCTCACGCTGCAACTCGTGCGCCTCAACCGACGCTTTCGCTTTCTCCAACCGATCAACCGGGTCCTCGAAAGCGAACGGCTCATACGCCGCTTTACGGCTTCTCGATGCATGGAATGACGCCCTGAACCGGGCGATCTCGTTGTATGTTTCCGCCGCTATCAACTCCGACTCAGACCAGCGGCCCCCGCGAACAGCCCGCGCCACCGCACCATCAACAGGAGCGAAATCCACATACAACTCCCGAACGCGTTCTTCAGGATTGTCCATGAACCGCACCCCGAACAGGTCCAGCAACTCCAAACTGGACAACCTGCCCTGATGCCAATCCGCAACACTCAACCCGAAGAAGCGCCGCAGATCACTCGCTATCTGTCTCGGGTACAGTCTCCAGAACCACTGAGCTTCCATCACTTTTCGAGTCGGACTCAGCTCGCTCCGCGATTGTGAAGCCCTGCTCGGTCCACGCCCGCCACACATCCCGGGCGCCAGCCGCGCGGCCACCGATCTTCTTCGACCGCAGGACCTCGTAGGTGTCCATGCCCAACACGACCTGAACGATCCGCACCTCACGCGGCGGCGACACACGCTTACCGTCCTTGAAATACGGCGGCCCCTTGACCGCGCCGGGACGGGTCTCCGCCGGCAACACCATCTCGTTGCCGTCACGGTCCTTCACCGTCTGCTCCGGGATGTACAGGTCCGGCTCCCGGTCATAGGTTTCGATCTCTTCGAGATACGCCTCGTAGGCTTCCAGCGCATCATCGTCGAGCATCCGAAGGTTGGGGTGCGGGGGGATCGTCATGGTGGTGCCGTCATCGAACCGAAGGACACGATCAGCGAACGGCGAATCGAACTCGGTGGCCTGTTCACGCGCGGCGGCACCATTGTTCTCGGGTTTCTTCACAGACATCAGGGGCTTCCTTAAAAAGGGGGGGCTTCGGGGTTGAGGGGTTGGGCTGGCTTTATGTGGGTGCCTGCCGGGTGGGTGCCAGCCCCAAACCAACCCACCCGGCAGGACGACTTACCGGCTAGCTGCCGTCCGAATACTGCGCATCCCAGCCCGGGCCACCCATCCACACATAGAAGTAGCCGGGAACCAGAGCGATCGTCCCCGCCGGGTCAGGCCGCATGAAGTACTCATTCGGCAGCACCTTGTACGTCAGGTCCGCCGCGTCAGGATCGGTCTTCGACCGCTGCTTCGACGCCTGGTCATCCAGCTTCACCGCCGGATAACCCTCAGCGCGGTAAATGAACCCGCCCGAGGTGCGGCGCGCGTACAGCAGCAGCAGCTGGTACTCCGCCGAATCCGCGTCCAGCAGCGGACCCTCACCGTAGTCAGGGGTACCCGGAAGAGCGACCAGCGGATTACCCGCGTTGTCGCACAACGGCAACTCCGACTCCAGCCGGTGAATCAGCGGATCAGCAGTACCGAGCGCCACGAACCGCACCGAGTACGACTTCTCCGTCACCTCAGAATCGACCGGGAACTTCGACTGCAACACCATCAAATCGTCAGAGGTGACGTCCGGCTCACGTTCCGCACCGCCATCCTCAGGGTTGCAGCCGATGTGCCACCAACCCTCATTCGGGTCAGTGTTGTACTCGTACTTGCCGTTCACCTTCCGGCGGATGAACAGGTCGTCGCGAAGCTTCCCGTCCTGCGCAAACGGCGACCACTTCACCGTCACGCAATCATCCTCGAACGGCGACATGTCCGTCGCGGCACCGCGGTTGTCACGAATGAAAACCGCCTGCAGGCCGCCACGCTCGATGAACGGCTTGTGAATGTCAGTGAATCCGCCGGCGCTCCAGTCGGTGCCGGTCAATGGCTGCGTCATAGGGACGCTCCTCTCATTTGGATAAGGGACCGGATTGCGAAAATTTCCGGCGAACAAAAAAGGGACCCGGCGTTACCGCCAGGCCCCTTTGACAGGGCTGAAACCTTCAACTAGATGTACTGAACACCGATCTCGTAGCGGCCCACATGCCGCACCAGGTGACCGTCGTCGTCATACTCGACGAGGACCGGTTTCATCAGCACACGCGCGTAGTCGATACGCGCAACAACACCACCGCCGAGCGGTATCTCCACCAGCGGATCAGAGACAAGCTCCAACATCCGCTGATGCGTCAACTCGGCTTCATTCTCAGCGGCCTCATCAGACGCGGCGAACGTGTGCACCGACACGACAGCCGAATCGCTGCCCTCTTCGGGAACATCACGACCATCGACACGACGAACCACACGATGCGGCAACGGATCACCCGACAAGCGGCGGGTAGAAACCTTCCCCAGAGGGGACAGCCACGCCACCATCACACGATGGATACTCGGCGCTGAATCAGTCGCCATACGCGCTGCCGCCGAACTGTTTAGCCGTCTTCTGCGCCGGCGCGTACTCGTCGTTGTGCACCGACCCGAACTCCACAAGGTGCGCTTGCGGATCAGTCGCGCCCACCTTGCCGCGACCCTTGTTCGTGGACCGTTCCGTCACCTGAACAAGATCACGGTAGGCACCGGTGCCCACGGGAGAATTGTTCTTCCACGCGTCAACAACCTCGTCCATGAACTCGTTGACGCCCTGATTCACCTCAGGCAGTTTGTCGAAATCGTCCAGCCGCACACCGAACTTCGCCAAAGGGTTCTTCCTCGTTGGACCGTTAGCCACGATTCATCACACCTTCCGCAGCTCCGCCACCAAACCCGGCGCCCAACCGTGAAAACCCATGTTCCAGTCACGAACCGCAACCACATCGAACACATCTGACCCGTACCCGACACGGTCTTTCACCTTCACCGGCGAACCGGGCGGCAAGTACAGGTCAACATCGATCGTTTCGGTTTCCACAATCGAATACGTCCCCACCACCTGCACATGCGGGGCGAGTTGAATCACCGGAACAGACACCCCGGAACCGAACTGGGGAACCGTGTTCCCCAAACCATCCGACGTGTCACCGACGTGCGGATAGTGCGTCACCGTGTACGGAGTAGGGAACGTCATAGCCTGTGAATCGTGATCGTAGGTGCAGGGTTAGCGAACCGCTTCGCATCTTCCAACTCGTCCCGGGTGAACACTGCCGTCCCGGACACCCACTCTGCATTCCGCTGGGTGAACGGCCCTGCCGTCAGCGATACCGCCTGCGATGAAACCGAACCCGGCGTCACCGTCAGGTGACGTGCGGCGACCGCGGCCACGAACTCTGTTACAGAGTCGGGCACACCTCCGCCAACATATTCGACGATCACCACTGTGCCGGTAACGAGTGGGCACCCATTTCGGGTGACATCCACATAGTTACCGTCTTGGTTGAAGGCGACTTCTTCTCCACCGGTAAGCGTGACTGCTTCGACTTCATCCACCACACCAGGAAGCCACACGCGCCCGTTGACGACCTGCGCCCGCACCCGAGTGGCCCCGGTGGTGAACACCCGCCCGGTGACGCGCTGGAAGGTGTCGCTGACACGTCCCAGCACGCCATCCACACGGGAAGACTGCTCCGGTGTGAGCGCTGCGGCGCCCGGTAATCCAAGCGCCGCAGCAACGTCATCGGCGGTAGCAAGCAACATCGCTGTGGCTAGCTGCCCGTCTTATTGAAGACGACCACACCAGTCGGGCGAACAACCTTGCCGCCGTACACGTGCAGAGCGCGGATACGGTCTGAGAAGCTGTCCTGGTCGCGCAGCGCCTCAACGGTGTCGATCTGCGACACATACGCAGCGGCCGACGGATGGAACGCGACGAACTGCTCATCGTCGGTGTCCCGCAGGTTGTTCGACTCCACGATCCGGGCACCCAGCAGGTTCCCGATGGTGCCCGCGCGCAGACCAGCAGCGTCGCCGGAGGTGTCCGCGCTGGTCAGCTTCGACCCGGACGAACGCAGCCAGTACGCCATCTCCGCGTTCACGACAACGACACGCCCCACGTTCGGGACGTTCGCCTTCGTCAGCTCCTTGAGCGCAGAAGCGATCAGGTCGAACGCATCATCAGCGTCCGTAGGCGCCGAACCGGTAAGCGCGGTTCCGTTGTCCACCAGCATGTCAGCGATGAACTTGTCGGTGTCGGTGGCCAGGGCCGTGGCACCAGCACGGGTGTAGGCCTCCAGCGAACCAGCGACCTGAACACGGTCGATGTCATCGACGAGGAAGTCGATCGACTTCTCCTGATCGATGAGCAGATCGACGCCGGTGTCGGAAATCGCGTCCGCCGAGGTCTGCCGGCCAGCGGCCTTGTAGTCCTTGACGGTAGGTGCCACCACGCCAGCGATGTGCACCACGTTGCCCTTGCTGGCGATGCCTTCGTACTCGCGGTTGACGAGGTTGGCGAAAACGGTCTGGGCGGTCCACTCCTCCAGGAGCATGTCCGACCAGAGTTCAGGAATGAAGTTGTTGAAAGCCATTTTTGGCTCCCTTCTGTGTTAGTGGAGTTCTCCACGTAGATAGCTGTCAAGTCGGCCCTCTTCGCGCGCCTTCTTGCGCTCGGCAGGCGGCAGCGCCGCGTACTCAGCCGGGGTGAGAGGCTTCGGGCCTTCAACCTTCTTGTCTGATGTGACTTCCGACGTCGGCACGGCCGACGATGCCGTTTTGGCCTTCAGCGCTTCTTCGATCCGCTTGTTGACGAACTCGTTCCACCGGTCGGCGGATTCGCGCATCTCTTCCTCGGTGTCGCCATGAATGAACTCCGGATCGACTTTCGTTTCACGCGCCACATCACTTCGGATGCGTTCACGCTCAGCCGTCTCGAACTTTCGTGCCAGTTCTTCGATCCGGGCCAGCGGGTCGTCGCCGATTTTTTCCTGCGACTCGCGCCATTTCTTGGCGTCCGCGTAGTTTTCCTTGGCTTGCGCCTCGTTTTTGCGGGCCATTTTCTTCCAGAACTCGACCGTCTCGGTTGGTTTCGGAGCTTGCGTGGGCTCCTCAACCGTGGCGGTTGCGTCCTGGTCGACTGCCGGTTCCACTGGATCCGTTACGGCGCTGTGTTCCGACGTTTCTGCTGTCACATCATCAGACATGAGGGTTTGTTTCCTTTGCGGATGGGTTTTCTTTGTGCCATGCCCCGTTACGGGACATGTGTGCGTTATCCAGACCGCCGGGGGTCAGCGCTGGATGCTTTTGGGGCCTGAGAACTTCTGGTCACGCCATGCGAGGACCGGCCCGACCTCGCCGTGCTCGCGAGTGACGATCAACTTCCGGTAGTCGACGGCGCGGCCGCCGCGGTCTGCGATGTCCGCGAACGCCTTCACCTGGTCATGCGTTTCGTTGAGAAGTTCCGTGCTGATTGTGTCGAAGTCCATCCCCGGGGGGATAACGTCGATATCGCAATCGCATCCCGGATGAATGGGCATCAGCGAGTTTTTGCGGTACCGCATGGTTGATGCGATGACACACAGCGCGCAGTTCTCGTTGCCGGTCAAGACGCGGCGGTAGAACTGGACGCCGCTGCGGGCGAACGACGACCTAGCTTGGTGCGTCTTTGCAAGTTGCAGGTCGGTGCCCGCCAGGTTCTCGATACGGCGCTGACCGGCCCGGAGTGCCGCTGCGACGCTCTTACCTTCCGACAGTGCCGTACGTGCTGTGATCACAGGCCGCGCGTACACATTCTCCGACGGCACACCGCGAATCGCGGAAACCTCGACGGCCTGCACCGGTGACTGCTGGGTGACTTCTGCGATGTACACCGAAGTCATGGCAGCCATCGACTCTTGGGCCGCTTGGACAACTGGTGCCACCGAAGATGTCAACTCTTGCAGTCCACTGTCAGACAGCGTTACCGATGTCCACGCTGCGGACACATATTCGAGCAGTCTGCGCCTCAGTTCAGCGGTCGCAGCCGCATACTCAGCGTGATCCATCTTCCTGGGGACGCTGGGCGAACAAAGTTATCTGCTCACGCGCCCTATCAAGATCGTCCTGCTTGATCTGATCGGCGTTGTAGTTCAGGATGTTCCGCCGGATAGACGCCCACGACTCGCCGGCCGCCTTAGCCAGAGATGCTGCGGAATACTTCTCCCCCAGCGTCACACGGTCAGGCGACTCAAACGACACATCCACTGTGTCCTCAACCGATTCGCCCTCAATCTGCAACGCCTTAACCAAGATGGCCTCAAGACCGATCTTCGCTATCGAAAGCCGATCCTCACACTTGAACAGGAAGCCCTTTTCAATGTTGTGCGCACCCTCAGCTGACTGGTTCGCGCTGTCCGGCATCAGCATCGGCAGCGGAGTCTTGGTCGCCGACGACAGTTGTCGAATATGCTCCTTTATCGCCGACAACATCGGAGTGAAGTCGTTCGTCTGCGATTCCCAGATATCAACCCCAGGGGGCAACTCCCACAACGCTCCCGGCGCGGCCTCAAAGATCGAGGCGTAGTCGATCGCGTTGCCGTTCTCGTCAACCTTCGGCAATCCATGCTCCGTCGACTTCAACGCCCGCTGACGGAAAGCCTGGATCGCCATCGTGGACAACAACTGAAGCTCAGCCCGGTTGATCCGGTTGATGATGTCAATGTGAGGCTCCACCTCGCCCATGCCATCAGGGTTCTGGTACACCACCACCGGCGGCGGCGAACCAGTCACTACAGCATCACCAACCGGAACCCACGCATCCGAAATTCGCGTCACCAGCCTGCGCCGGGACGACGACTGCACAAAGCACGGACGGGCGAACTTTTGCCACCCGTCACCCGACCACACAATCGCAAAATCCGACTCGGCATCGAGGTCCCGCCACCACCGCATAGCGGACCTGATCCGCCACGGCTGCAGCGGGTCAACGCTGACAACCATCGTTTCAGGAGAGTCAGCTGTGATCGTCGCCGTACCGTCATCACGACGCCAGCACGTCAAATACGACTCGCCGAAGTCCAGCCCATACTTGACCCACTGCTTACACACGGAGTCCATGCGGTTATCCCGCCAAATGCGCCGTGCCCGCAACGCCAAATCACTATCGGCAGAACCACCAACCGTTATTCCGTTCGGGATGATCCGGTCAGCAACAGAATCCCGCACCATCAAACCCCAGTTGGTGCGCGCCTCACGCTGGAACGAACGCCACGCCGCAGACGTGTTCCGCGTCAACTCAGGAAGCGGAGCATCCCCATTGGAGTAACGCGCCAACAAACGCACCCGCGACATTCCGTCGTCGATACGCTTCGTCAGCACCGGGAGCCATTCCGCTGGCGTTGAAGCAGTCAACAGCTGACCCCCTCTCTGTCTCTATCGCGACTAGTAGATCCGTCTAGGCGCAAACACTTTCGGGCGCGGATGCGCACCATCACGACGCGCATCAACACACGCCTCCCACGACAACATCCCCGCCATCGCAGCATCAAACTTGTCGGCCAAACGGCCATCCTGCTTCTGCATCACCCACAACGGCTGGCCCGTATCGTCCACCAGCTTCAGCTCACGCCGCCCCGCATGACCCATATGCTCAACAAACTTCGGCCGCCACACATTGGCAGCCAGCACCGCGTCACCAGTCGCCAGAGCATCGGCATAACCCTGCGTCGCAGCAGCAACACGCCTCAAACTGCCGCCACCACCAACAGCCCACTCCACAACCCGATCCGGGAACCGGCCCGCCCACGCAGCGATCGTCGAATCCCAGCCCCACGGGTCGCAGTACATGCGCCACACCTCAAACCGAGACATCATGTCCACAACGAGCGCAGTCACCTCATGCTCAGGGACTTCCCACTCTTCGACGTTCTCGGGCCGCTCCCAACAGCCCAACAACATCTGGCGTCCCGTCGCAATCTCAGTGACCACGACAGCCGTCGCATCTCTCCACCGCGACCCGTCAAACCCAGCGGTGACGAACGCTCCATCCGGCACCGTCTCATCACACTGCACTAGGCGCGTCATATCGAACGCCTGCGAGCCCGACTTACGCCACCGATTCAGATAGACCCGCTCCCAGTACGCACGGTCAATACCGGTACGGTCGTAGTCCTTCGCGATCCGCTCAAACTGACCCGGACCCCACTCCCCAATAGGACCGGTAGCATCCGCGACAGCAGCGACACGCTTCTCCACCGTGGACAAATCATCGTGCTCATCGCCAGCCCAGCGCCGAAAGAAGAACAGCGACGGGTCCTGACGCTCACCCCTGGCGATAGACTCCGCCTCGGCAAGCACATCCTCTTCGATGCTGCCCTGCCCCGGCTGCCCAGCCGTCGACGTGTACAACGTCCACGGGTCCTCCATCGGCCGCTTCGGCATGTTCTGCAACATCGTCTCGTGCGCGTCACGATGCCTCGGCATAAACAACCGGTGCGGCTCATCGAAATGCTGAAACGTTGTCCGCGCGCCATCACGAGACCCCGGAGCATTCGACACAGCAACAGCGAACCCATCCTCACCACCCGAAGGTGACAACCGGACGATCCGCTCCTTGCTGATATCAAACAGATCAGCGTCAGGGCCGTTCTCCAGGATGTACTTCAGCACACCGAACGCAAGCTCTGACACCTGTTCCTCGGTGACCGCCATCATCGGAATCACAGGAGAACGAACCGGACGCCCCACCGGATTGCCGGCAGAATCGAACCCGTCACACCGAACCGGAGCCTCCGGGTGCAGCTCCACGCCGCAAATCCACGCCGCGAACTCGGTCTTGGCTACGCCCTTCCTGAGTTCGACGCCAGCCCGCTCGAACCGACGACGGCCAGCCAACCGGTGCCCCCGCGGATACAGCTCATATAGGCGATACACCAGCGCGCGCTTCTCATCATCGAGACGTGCGGCCTGCCCCGACAGTGAGCCAGGGCCGAACACCATCCGATCCTCAATGAAGTCGCACACCTGGGGACCTAACGTAGGAAACGTTAAATCCACAGGAGGGACTTGCAAGACAGCCATAAGGCCGTCAGGTCACAAGCTTCAAACGAGGATCGTCACCAGGCTCCGGTGGGCACACCGGCGCAGCCTCCGACTTCCGCCGCTTCGACCCCTTAGCCTTCGAATCCTCGGTGGCCTCAATCTGCCATTCCAGTCGGCGACGGGCCAGCGGATTCGTCCCATAATCAGTGTCGGCCTTCTCCAACCGAACCTGAGCCTCCGCCCGCGCCTTCGCATTATCGGCAGTCCAAAAATCGTTATAGAGCATCGCCACACGGAACAACCCGTTGATATCCGAGTCTGTGTACTCCGGGGCCATCGGCGACGCCCAAATGTCATTCCACCAGCGCACCGTCAACGGATGCCACGCAACACCATCCGGCAGGTCTGGCGCCACCACATCATGATCCGCCGACAACGTAGCCCGAGTCGAAGACTTATTGCGCCGAGCACGCACAGAAGGATCTTTAGGTACAGGTGGCATGACTTCCTCCCATTTCGGGAATCAACAAGTGTTGGAGAAAACCGCAGGTCAGACCCCATTTCGGGGAAACCGCGAAACCCCCGGGTTCCGTACAGACCAAAATCTGCA